CTCTCACCCGAAGTTCCATTCTCTCCCGAAGTTCCATTCTCACCCGAAGTTCCATTCTCACCTGAAGTTCCATTCTCGCCTGAAGTTCCATTCTCGCCTGAAGTTCCATTCTCGCCTGAAGTTCCATTCTCTCCTGAAGTTCCGCTTTCACCACTTGACCCTGAGGTTCCTGAAGTTCCTGAAGTACCAGTTCCACCACCTGAGGTTTTTAAGACTAAATCTAAGTCGGTAATACCACTAAGATACCAATATTCAACAATATCAGTTACTCCCGTTAAAATACCCACAGTTAATCCAATATATCTATTTGCGGTAATAACACTGGTGTTAGCAAATGTTGTACTAGAATATGGCCCAAACCTACTATCTAATGGTTTTGGTGAAAAAGTTGTTAAATTATCATTTATTATAATACCCATATCTTTAAGAATTTCTTAGTTGCATTACGCCCGTTGTAGTTGTTTGATAATTAGAAATATAAATATCAAAATTTATGCTACTCCAGTAGCTGCTAGGACTTGTAACCGATTGAATTATCGGTGACCCAAATAAATTACCACTTCCACCAATACCACCACTATTCAATGAGTCAACAAACCAAACAGTTTTGTCAGTATAATTTGAAAAGTGAGCAAACCATAGATATTCGGACGATGCGGCGAATGTGATATTAATAGTTCCTGATGCGGAAGATAGAACTTTATTTGCCGAGTTTGCTTGTATTGCACTTGAGATACTACTTGCGTTTGGTAATGTACTTGATACCCCATAGAAAAATGGATAGATACCTGTATACGTCACCACCGAAGTTGCAAAATTATTTGACGAGTCTTGAGGTGCGTTAGTACTTCTAACTAACGGGGTTCGAGTATCATTAACACCTTTATTATTTTTTTTAACAACTCCCGCAAGATAATTACCATCGGCATTATAAGTTGTTGTCGTAGACTGATTACCACCTGTTGGTGCTGGTATAGTATAACTATCGGTATATGGGGATGGACTTATTGTGAATCCCGAATTTGGATTGTTTAAATCCGTATAACCGAATTGTGCTGGTATGTCTGTTGCCGATGAACTTGATAATGTTGTGTCAGTTAAAATCGGTGTCCCATCTCTAAAAATCCTAAGTTGATTATAAATTCCTGCATCATTTTTAACCGCAGAAACCGTTATATTTGAGGTGAGATTTGACCCAACCTCAACAGTTGAATTTGATACACCTCCTATTGATATTGTTGGTATTGTATATGTTGGGGGTTCTGTCGGGAATAGTAACTCGTCAAACAACGAAACAAAAGTTTTACCCGATAATTGAGCAACGGTGGTTCCTCCTGATAATCCACCAACGGCACTTGCCATAGAAATCGTAGGGTCTAATAAGGTATTATAAGTTGTGTATAATACACCACCATCAACACCTAACCCCGTATTTGCCGAAATACTAATATTAGAACCCGTAAATGATGAAAAATATATTGCTTCAGTCCTTCCAGAACTTATAGGGTTATAATTAACGATTGCCAACAACGAGTCTGAATAACCTGTTGATGCTAAGGGGAGTGAGGATATTGGTAAATCTGCCATAGTTTAGTTATAAATATTATACTTTAGATTATTGTGTTTATTATGTAATGATTATTCTACCCCCATTTTCTTGTAAGATTAGGAATAAATCTTCTTGTGATAGGTAGTTACTCCCTGTTGTTGGTGTAGGTGTCGGAGTTGGCGTTGGTCCAGGTGGTGTAGGTGTAGGACATGTGTTATTAATACAAGGTAAACCAATAGTAATTGTAACATCAGACCCCGCAACTGGTTGACTACCACAATAATAAACCGAAGTTCCTGAATATACCACAGTGTTTAATATAGTACCATCACACTGTGTTAAACTAATTGGGTAATTTAGATTACCATATAAATTGTTAAATCCAATACAATCACAATCACCATGTGTTGGTGATGGTGTCGGTGTTGGTGTTGGTGTCGGTGTTGGTGTGGGAGTAATACAAGATATTATTTGGAAATAATCACACGACGTACTATCGGTTACTTTTAATATTATTTGGGCTGCAGGTTGTAATAATGTTGGTACTGTAACGGTAATTGGAGCTGAAGAAACACCTGTCGCAACTACATAGCAATAAGTTAACGTAACATCACAAATTGTAATGGTATACGGACTAACACCAGTAAACGAAAGTATTTCAATTGATTGCATTACTATAAATATACACCTGAACGGTTTACCATAAATAGATAATTAACTAAACTTGGGGTATAATTTTTGAGTTTTTATTTTATATTTTACTTATGAAAAAAATATGTCTTGATTTATCGGAAGCAAAGGCAATCGGGGATACCCTTTGCTCAACCCCCGTACTTAGAAAACTACATCAATCATATGACTCAAAAGTTACCGTTGTAACTAATTTCCCTGAATTATTTAAAAATCATCCTTTGGTTGAAAAGGTTTACCACTCGAATTCGGTTAATTTAGATTTCATTAAATCTAATTTTATAACTCATAATTCATTTTATGAGAATGGACAAAAAAATAACCGAGGAGTTGAGTTTAAACATAACCGTATTGACATTAGACAATATCACGCAATTAAACTTGGTTTTATGTTAACCAAAGATGAAATGAATATTGATTATATTCCTGATGAGTATGAACCAATTAAAGGATTACCTGAGAAATATGTACTAATACACCCCGTCCAAAATTGGCCAAGCAGAACTTGGGATGCGGTTAAATGGATGGAATTAAGTAAAAAATTAAACGACCATAATATTAGTGTAATTTCAGTTGGTAAAGACTCAAGTGAGGTTGGATTTTTTAATGTTAAAAAACCAATTTTTAATTTTGAGATTAAAAATGGCCTTAATTTAATGAATAAAACCACATTAAGTCAATCGTGGCATTTAATTAATAAATCATTGTGTTTTGTCACAATGGATTCAGGATTACTTCATTTAGCAGGAACAACTGATTCAGAAATCATTCAATTAGGAAGTTCTATCAATTACGAATTTAGAGCCCCATATCGAAATAATTCACAAGAATATAAATACCATTATGTTGGTGGTGGTTGTAGTCTGTTTTGTGGTTCAGATATAAAATACGGAGTTAAAGAATGGGGGGATATCCAAGGGGTACCACCTTTAATTAATTGTTTAGAAAATAAACCAACATTTGAGTGCCATCCCTCAGTTGAGCAAGTGTTTAATAAAATTTTAGAAATTATATGAAAATAGGAATATTACTTTCCGCATACAACTCCGAAGAATATATTGATGAGTGTTTACGTCCTTGGATAAACTTAAAAAATGAATTAGACATTACTATTGGTTGTAATAGTGGTATGTACCAGGAATATATTAATTTTGGATTTAAACCAAAGAATAAAGAGACTCTAACTAAATTAATAAATTATGAATTAGACTTTTTAATCACCACAGGAATGAAATCATTGTTTGGTGAAAATGAGAGTAAGAATAATGTTTTACATGTCTTAAAGAATAATTGTGATTTAGTTTGGATTGTGGATTCTGATGAGTTTTACACCGAAGACGAAATTAGAAATATTTTAAATTTTATTCAGGAAACACCTCAATACGATTGGTATTCGGTTAACCTTAAAAATTACACATTTACAAAACAGTTATGGGTGGATGGTTTCTGTCCACCAAGAATTTTTAGAACCAATAGGAATGGAGGGATAACTCATTTTTATTTTGACAACCATATCTTATATAACGATGGTGAAACTTTTGAATCTAAACCAACAATTTCGATACCAAGAGATATTGCATGGGTTAAACATTATTCTTGGTTAAATGAGGATAGTAGGTCTAAAGAAAAAATCAGTTACCAACAACAAAGATTTGTCGGTGGTTGTTCATTTATTTGGGACGATAAAACCAACTCTTTAAAATATTCAGAAAACTTTTACGAAAGTCGTGGTTTGGAAAAACCAATTTTACACGAATCAATTGATATCTCCTCAAATGAATTTACAATTGATTTTATTAGAAATGAGAATAAATTTTATATTAAAAATATAACTAAACCACAATCACTAAATTTTAGATTTTTTGATGGACAGACAGGGGACCAAATTTATGAAACATTTTTAAACATTCTACCCAAAACAACTTATTTTGTGTGGCCGTCATCAATTATATTTCACGAAATTAATGAGTTCAAAAAATTCAGAGTTGAGGTGACATTAAACAAACAAATAATCCATAACGAATTTATACACATATAATATGAATAATATTTTTACAGTAACTAATATTGAAGAGAATGGTATAATCCATTTTGACTTTAATGGTGATGACATAAAAGAAATATACGAGGTCTCAATTATTGATAACAATACGGGATTAACCGTACATAAATCAAACATGGGGTTACGAAAAGGAACCAATTGGTGGATATCGACTGGTGAATCTAACGCAAAAAGACTTAGAAACATAACCTTATCCATTATGTATGGTGACCTACAATATTCTCAGGAATTAAAACTATTTGGTCAAAATAGATTTTTAGTAATTAACTCAAAACAAGTTAAATTATCTCACTTGGGGGATGATTTATTTCCAATTGTTACTGAGATTTTTTACGATAAAGTATATGAGAGGGATTTTGTTAGACTTAGCATCAATGATACGGTTGTTGATATTGGGGCGAATTACGGAGTATTCTCATTATACTCACAAATGTTTAACCCATCTAACGTTTATGCGGTAGAACCTCTTAAGGCTACATTTAAAAGTATGAAAAAGAATCTTTCCGAACACGGAGTAACTTGTATTAATAAGGCGGTTAGTAATGAGAATGGGTTTGAGAAATTTATGATAACCGAAGTTAATGGTAATAATTTTTCACAAAAAAACGAAAGTGGGTTTCACCCATCAACAGTGATTGGTGAAGAGATTGTTGAGACTATCACTATTAACCAATTAATTTCTGACTACGATATCGACAGAATTGATTTTTTAAAAGTTGATTGTGAAGGTGGTGAGTTGGATTTATTCCGAACAATTGATAAAGAATATTTACAAAATAATATTGGTAAAATTGCAATGGAATACCACTCAAAAGAAATTTACGATGAAGTTTTAGATATACTAAAATCAAACAACTTTATAATTGAGGATACTTTAGGGTCTAACGATATCGGATTAATTTACGCATATAATATTAATTTAATAAAATAATGAAAAAGAAAAAAATATTAGTTGTTTCTCCTCATTTAAGTACTGGAGGAGCGCCTCAAGTCACATTAAATAAAATACAATTAATTAACAATGAATATGAAATCAAATGTGTTGAGTACGCATTTGTTGCTTGGACGTTTGTCGTTCAAAGAAATCAAATACAAGAATTACTTGGTGATAATTTCCATTCTTTAGGGGAAGATAAAAACGAGTTAATTAGAATTGTTAATGAGTTTAAACCTGATGTTGTTAGTATGGAAGAATTTCCTGAATTTTTCATGGATGATTCTGTCACAAAAGAATTATATAGGGAAGATAGGGAATACACAATATTTGAAACCACACATGATTCTAGTTTTTCTGTTTCACATAAAAGATGGTTCCCCGATAAATTTATATTCGTAAGTGCGTATAACGCATTTAGATATTCTATATATGATATTCCGTATGACATTGTTGAATACCCTGTAGACTATAAAGAAAAAAATAAAAAACAAAACCAAGAATTATTAGATTTAGACCCAACATATAAACATGTTTTAAATGTTGGATTGTTCACGGCAAGAAAAAATCAATCCTATATTTTTGACATCGCACATAAATTAAAGGATTATAAAATAAAATTTCATTTTTTGGGTAATCAGGCCGAAAACTTCCAATCATATTGGGGTCCGTTGATTAAAAATAAACCTGATAACTGCGTTGTTTGGGGAGAAAGAAAAGACGTACAATCATTTATTGAAGCGTCGGACTTATTCTTGTTTCCTTCAAAAGGTGACAGAAACAATAAAGAATTAAACCCAATCGCCTTAAAAGAGGCTTTGGAGTATAGAATCCCAATGATGATGTATAACTTGGATGTTTATTGTGGAAAATACGATAAGTACGAAAATATAACATTTTTAACAGGAGATATTAATCATGATACATCAAAATTACTATCATTATTAAATCCTTATAAAGAAAAATATGATAATAATGAGTTAGTTATTGTTGGTACTTATCCGAATACTAAATCACGAGAAAAATTAACTATCGAATGTATTAAGTCTGTTAAAAAATTAGGTCGAAAAGTAATGTTGGTTTCTCATTATCCAGTGTCGAACGATATTCAAAAAATGGTCGACTATTATATTTTTGATTCAAATAACCCAACAACAGAACATTCTTATTATACTAAGTTTTATAATTATAAATCAGAGTTTGATGTTGAGATTAACATTAACGGATTAAAAGATACTAACCAATCATTACCTGTTTTAACTAATTTAATTAATGGGTTTAAATCCGCAAAAGATTTTAATTTTAATAAAGTATTTTACATAACCTACGATGTTATATTACATCATGATGATATTGAATATGTTAATCAATCATTTAAATTGTTGGATGAAAAAGACGCATTCTTATGTACTTTACCTACGGCGTTTAATGTTGGTATTGAGACTACCGCAATGACGTTTAAAACTGATTTCTTTTTAGAAAAATTTTCACATATAATAACTAAAGAAATTTACAAATCAGAATGTAGAATAAATAATTGTCAAAACTTCTTAGAGGATTTCTTTTATAAGAAATTAATTCACGAACCAACAGTTAATGTCATTACAAATGATAGTCATACATTCTTAATTAATTCAGGTAAAGGAGTCTCATCTAATTCAGAATACTATTCTATATTACCAATTATTAATAACGAGAATAAATGGGTGTTTTATTTCTACACATATAATATTGATGACAGAACAGTTAGTGTTGAGATTAATAAAAATAACGAAACCATTTATTCTAAATCATTTAATATTCTACAAACCCGAGAATTCTTAAAAGAAATTGACTACGATGGAGTTCCAATAGAGATTAAGTTAACCTTTTTTGAGGGTGGAGTTCAATATAAATCAGAATCTTACATATTAAATAATGAAACAATAATTAGTTACAAAAATAATGGATGGTTTAAGTATAAACGATTACCTAAAATTAAATTAGTTCATTTACAAACAACAAATAACGATGAGAGAGAAATCTTATCAAGAGAGTCGTTACAACAAGTATCAAAATACGGTATTGAATATGTTTTACATACAAATGAACTATACAAATCTATACCTCCATCACATAATTGTGTTAGACCACAATGTGTGTCTATGGAACTTTTTGATGAAGAGACAACAAACCGACTAGGTACTGCACTAACACCAGCACATTACGGATGTTTTGAATCATTTAAAAATGGTATTATATCTGAATTCGATAAAGATTTGGATTTCTTAATTGTTTGTGAGGGAGACTGTTTAATTGAGGTCCCTATTGAGGAATTCATTGATAAAGTTAAACAAGTGTGTGATACCGTTATCGAATCGGACATACAATATTTTTCATTTGGGGACACTAAAACATTAGACTTCGCTTGGCATCAATCAAATGTGATTAAAGAAATCCCGAACCAAGACTTGTTGTTTATTACTGATAAAATTATTGGGTTACAATGTATTATGTTCCCAAGAAAAACTAGAGAATTCTTATACGAACAATTACGTAATCATAAGTGGGATTGTGCTGACTCATATTTCAACCTTATTTTTATCGAACATGGGTTAAATATGGGTATTCTAAAAAACAGAATTACAACTCAAGCTGATGGAGTGTCATTAATCGATAAGGAATTTAAAACATTTATTAAGTAATGAAAAAATTAATAGTTATCGGAGCATACCCGAATACACCAAAAAAAGAACAAGTTCTAATTAATGAAATAAACTCATTAAAAAATAGTGGTTTTGATTTTATGTTAGTTAGTCATTACCCTGTATCAATTGAATTACAATCAATGGTTGAGTATTATATTTACGATAAAAACCAAACTTTAACACCATTAGATAAATCACCGTATTATTGGTTTAAAACCGACTCTTTTTTCTTAAGGGTTAATAACTCAAGACATTCGTTACCGATTTGTCAAAATATGTTTAACGCATTTAAATTTGCCGATATAAAAAAATACGATTTTGTTTATTTTATTGAGAATGATAATTTATTCTCGGAAAATGATGTTACAAAATTAAATCAATTGGTTGATACTATGGTTGAGGAAAGAAAGAAATGTATTTTCTTTAAACCTGAGGGGTATAGAGATAGTGGGTCTTATGTTTATGAGACACAACTATTCGGGATTACACCTTCCTACTTTAATGAAATTTTAAAATTACCTGTCACAGAAAATGAGTGGTACGAACACTTAATGCCGTTAACATTAGAGTTGGCGTTTTTCCAAAAATTACAACATTATGAGCATGAGTTTTTAATAATCAACGAACACTCAAGTGAGTATTTTAATGAAAGTGATATTAATTTATTTAGGGTTGAGAATTTTATGATTGAGGTATTACATAACGTTAAAGACCCATCAACACCAATATTATATTGTCACAGTGGTGTCAGAAATTCATATGAATATCGAGTCGTTGTTAAAATGAATAATAAAGTCATTACAGATAAAATTGTTTATCCTACACATTGGTTTTATATACCACTATCTTTAAGAGACGATAAATTAATAATTGAGGTGTACGAAAATGATACAATAGAATATGTGAAAACATTAGTATTAAATGAGGATAGTTTAGAACAAATAAAAGAAAAAGGATTAATTGAATTTAATTAAATGAAAAGAGATATTAGATTAGTTAGTATATTTAATAAACCAATGGTGGTATTTGATGGCCCTGAATGTATTTCAGATGACATAGTAAAATACAATAATTTTTGGGAATTTAAGATTGTTAACAAATGGTTACATTTTTTTCCTAAAAACGGTCTTTATCTGGATATTGGGGCTAACATAGGTAATCACTGCGTACAATTAAAACATTATTTACCAAATATATCTATTTGGGCTTTTGAGCCGTATTTTGAAAATTATGAATTACTTAGATTAAACACTAAACAATTGGATAACGTACATTGTTTTTGTTTAGGTGTTGGTAGTTGTAATTCCATGGTACATTTCGACAATGGTCATGACTCTAATAGTGGTGTTGTTAAAGTAGTTGAGTATAGTAATAACACTAATTTAGTAATTTCTTTAGATACATTTAATTTACCCGAACCCGTTAAGTTTATTAAAATTGATGTTGAGGGATTTGAAAAATCTTCGTTTGAAGGAATGGTTAATTTATTAGAAAAAGATAAACCGATGATTTGGTTAGAAGATATTGGTGGGGACGCGGTCACGTTTTTACTAATGAAAGATTATATCATTGTCGATTCTCAGGAAGAGAGTAGAGATTATTTAATGGTTCACATAACCAACAAACACAAATATTAAAATGAAATCAATTTGTTTAGTCGCGTCTCACACACCAACAAAAGAAAAACAAGATGCGTTAAGAAATTTAATTAGAAAATTAAAAAAAGAAAAAAAGGACATTTTTCTAATAACCCATAGTTTTACCCCATCTGACATTATATCTGATGTTAACTATCATTTTTATGATAGTGAAAACGAATTTGTCGACGAAGACAATTTAAAAGGATGGGGTCACATTGAACTTTTTGGAAATACCTTGGTAAGTAAAGATGTTATAAAACAATCAACATCAATTTTACCTTGTACTAGAAATCTATTCTTTGGGATGTTTATTTCTAAAATGTTGGGGTATAATGTATTACATTATATTGAATACGATTCGGAAATAACCGACATTAAAGTTATTGATAATAATGACGTTTTACTTAAAGATTATGATTGTGTTTATTATTTAACAAAACGAGGGTTCGACGGGGATTCAGACCATTTATTTGGCCCATACTCAGCATATAACCTTAATTCATATACGTATGATGAATTGTTGTGGAATCGAGAAAAAATTTTACACGAGTTTTCAAAAGAAGATAATAATCTTTTAGTTGAGAAGGTATCAGAATCTTTATTAATTAATAATAAAAATTTTATATCATTTGATAAGTCAGAATTATTAAACCAAGGGCTAAATGCCGATACCATTAAAAGTAATACAGATTCTCCTGTAGTGTTTAAGACATTATTTTATGATGACAATAAACTACATGTGTATTGTAATAATAGTAACCCAAATAAAATTAACGAAAATATTGACATTATCATTAACGATAACACCTATTTAAATATTCCTATGATAAAACCAAACACGTTTCATTTTAGAACTATTGGTGAATTAAAGGACATTAAAAAAGTAAAATTATATTCAAATAATATATTAATATTTGAATATCAATTAGATGATGATGAAGTTATTGAAAAATTTAAAAAAAATAACAAATTAATTAAAAATAATTAATATGAATATAACACAAGTAACACCAGGAATTATTTCCATACCCCCAAATGGATGGGGTGCCGTTGAAAAGATAATTTTTAACTACAATAACCATTTAAACTCATTAGGTCATATTTCTGATATAAAGTATTTAAATGGGGTTGACATTAACAATACCGATATTGTTCACATTCATATCGCAAATTTAGCTATTGAAGCGTATGAACGAGGTATACCTTACATTTTTTCATTACACGACCATCATGTTGTGTATAATGGTAAAGATTCATTTAACTATCAACAAAATTTAGAAGCAATCCAAAAGTCTGTTATTTCATTTTGTCATGCGGAGTTCTTAGTGGATTACTTTAGTGAGACTGATAAATTATTTTATTTATCTCACGGAGTTGATACTAAATTCTTTAAAGTAGACCAACCTTATCGAACGGAACATAAATTATTGTGTTTAGCGAACAACGGTATTGGAGGAGACTCGTCTTACGATAGAAAAGGATTTAGATATGCTATTGAAGCGGCTAAGTCATTGGGGTTACCAATAACAATTGCTGGCCCTGAAAATAACCATAACTTTTTTGAACACCACAAAGACTTATTAGAATATGATAAGTTAACACTATTATTAACAAATCCAAATGAGGATGAGATATTAGAATTATACAAATCGCATTCAATTTTTCTACACCCATCTTGTTTAGAGGCGGGTCATCCTAATTTAACATTACTTGAAGCAATTTCTTGTGGAATACCAATTGTTGGTACTTATAGTGGTACCCAAAAAATTAAAGGTATGATTGTTTGTGAACTTAACACTAATTCTGTCATAAACGGAATACAAGATATTATTAATAATTATAATTTTTATGTGTCCCAAACACTGAAGAATAGAGAAAAATTTGATTGGTTGGTAATTTGTGAGCGTATGTTAAAAATGTATGAAGTAACTAAATTAATTAAAAAAGAATATAACTCAAATGATACAAAAGAATTATTAGTTGATAATATTGAAAATACAGAAAAATTTGTACCTGTTGTTGAAGAAGATATTGATTGTGTTATACATTTCGTCAATAATCCTTTTTTAGAAATTAAAGGTTCTGGCGTAAAGTCATACAAAGTACAATTTTATGATAAAGAAAATTTATACTACTCAACCGAGTTAAAACCAAATATGTGGACTAAACTATCTAGACAGTATTATACTGATTGGGATGTTAAAGTTCTTGATGGTGAGGAATTAATTTATGAATATAAACCAAATTTTATTAACAAAAGAGTATTCATTTCATTCGATTCTCGTTCTCTTGGGGATAGTATTGCTTGGATACCATATGTTTTAGAATTTAAGAAGAAACACAATTGTCATGTTATTGTTTCAACATTTTGGAATAAGTTATTTGAAAAATCTTACTCTGAGATTGAGTTTGTTTCACCAGGAAGTACGGTTCATGATTTAATTGGTATGTATACAATTGGGTGGTTCTATGATACAAATAAAGAACCCGAATTACCAAATACAATCCCATTACAAAAAGCAATAACAAATATTATTGGTTTAGAGTTTAACGAAATTAAACCAAACATTGATTTTATTCCATCAGAACGACCATTTACGGAAAAGTATATTACGATTGCAAATGAATCAACCGCGGGAGTTAAGTATTGGAATAATCCTAATGGGTGGAGGGAACTAATTGATTACTTAGTATCTAAAGGATATAGGGTCATTAATGTATCTAAAGAAAGTGACCGAATGGATGGTGTGACAAAACTAAAGGACACGTCAATTGAGAACACAATGAATTGTATTCATCATAGTGAGTTCTTTATTGGTTTATCAAGTGGATTATCTTGGTTGACATGGGCATTAGGAAAACATGTTGTTATGATTTCTAACTTTACCGAACCTGACCATGAGTTTACTTCTAATTGCACAAGAATCACTAACCCATCAGTTTGTAACGGGTGTTGGAATAATCCAATGTTTAAATTTGATAAGGGTGATTGGAATTGGTGTCCTGAACATAAAGGAACAGAAAGACAGTTTGAATGCCATAAATCGATAACCTCTCAAATGGTTATTGACAGAATACAACATTTATTATAATGAATATAGAAGTTTCAATTGGGGAAATAGTTGACAAATTAACTATCCTAAGAATTAAAAAAAATAATATAACAGATAAAGGTAAACTTTTTAATGTTATTACAGAATACGATTATCTATATGATGTTGTATTTAATCAATTAAAAATTGAATCAGATGATTTTTATAATCTATTATTGGTTAATGAACGTCTTTGGGATATTGAAGACCTTATTAGAGATAAAGAAAGAGATAAGGTATTTGACACCGAATTCATAGAATTAGCTCGGTCCGTTTATGTAACAAACGATAAACGAGCAGAATTAAAGAAAGAGATTAATTTAAAATATGGGTCTCTTTTTGTTGAAGAGAAGTCATACAAGGAATATTAAAAAAGGGAGTCAAACGACTCCCTTTTTTATTTTAATATAGTATTGAGAGTGTCCAAGTAAATCGAACTTTATTTGGGGTAGCTAGACGACTACTAATACCAACAATAAACATACCGTCACATTGAGATATTGGGTCATAATATGTAACTTGTGACCCAATACATACGGACTTGGTATTTGGATTATAATTATATACATCTTCGAAAATTATAGTAGGTTGTGACACCCCAATCTGACTTAACTCTGAACATTTAACCCACGATACACTCACACCCACCTGGTCAGCACCTACTGCGGTATCGCAAAATACATGACCACAAAGATTTATTTTAAATGGTGGTACCGACGTATCGTATAGATTAGGAATTGCACAAGAACCATTCTGAGTGGGGAATGGAGTCCCAACACCACTAACTATTGGACTTAAGACAGTCCATTCACATCCATTCCATCCGCAAGCCGAGTCTCCAATACGATAATTGTCGAGAGATTCATTCACTTGAAAGTCACCAATGGTTGCTGAAGTTGAAGCAATTACATATATCTTTGAGCAGTCAATTCCAACGGTAATTGCTCCACCACCATCATCAACCGCCGTTATACAAGTACCCGCAAAATTTAAACTAACCGCACTTGATGTTACTAAAGTACCCTCATCGTAAATCGCAATGGAACCACCACCACCACCTGATGTACCTGAAGTTCCTGCAACACCCGTCAATCCGCTTGAACCTGAACTTCCTGATGAACCTGAACTTCCTGAACTACCTGAGCTACCCGAAGAACCTGATGTTCCACTTGTTCCTGATGTTCCTGAAGAACCTGAAGTACCTCTAGTACCTGATGTTCCTGAACTTCCTGAAGAACCGCTACTTCCTGAACTTCCTGATGAACCACTTGTTCCTGACGTTCCGCTAGTTCCTGATGAACCTGAAGTACCTCTAGTACCCGATGTTCCACTTGAACCTGAAGTTCCGTTTGTTCCCGATTTACCATTATAAACCCATGAAATTGTACATACATCACCACTGGTTAACACACCACTTCCAACTAAACTTGAAGAAAAGTTAATATCAAACCATGTAGTGTTATCAACTATGGTTGTTATCTCATAAATTGCAATATTAGAATTATCCCCTAATTTAGTTACTTGGAAAAATACTTTATTACCTAATCCAACAACTAACGCAAGAGCTTTAAACCAATTTGTATAATTAGTCCCAGCATAGTCTAATACATTAATTGTCAAATTGTTATATAACCCTTGAGTTGCATTACTTGTCGCGAAACGTGTTGCTAATGGGTCCAACCCAACCCCAACTCCTTTATATTCCCATCTACCTGAGTTTGACCCATCATTTGCGGTAATACCACTTGTTCCTGACGAACCTGAAGTACCTGAAGTACCTGACGAACCTGAAGTACCTCTAGTACCCGATGTTCCACTTGAACCTGAAGAACCACTACTTCCTGAACTTCCTGATGAACCTGAATTTCCGCTAGTACCACTTGAACCTGATGAACCTGATGAACCTGATGAACCTGATGAACCTGATGAACCTGATACTCCACTTGTTCCTGAAGACCCTGATGAGCCGCTACTTCCTGATGAGCCCGATGAACCTGATGTTCCACTTGTTCCTGATGTTCCTGAAGAACCTGAAGTACCTCTAGTACCTGATGTTCCTGAACTTCCTGAAGAACCTGAACTACCTGATGTACCGCTACTTCCTGAACTACCTGATGTACCACTACTTCCTGAACTACCTGAAGAACCACTTGAACCTGAACTTCCTGATGAACCTGAATTTCCGCTAGTACCACTTGAACCTGAACTTCCTGATGAACCTGAACTTCCTGAAGTTCCGCTAGTACCGCTTGACCCTGAATTTCCTGATGTCCCACTTGTTCCTGAAACGCCCGATGCTCCTGAAACTCCTGACGTACCCGCAGTTCCTGACGAACCACTTGAACCTGAACTACCTGAAGAACCACTTGAACCTGACGTTCCTGATGAACCTGAACTACCTGATGTTCCGCTAGTTCCTGAAGAACCGCTTGAACCTGAACTTCCTGACGTTCCACTTGTACCTGATGTTCCTGAAGAACCTGAAGTACCTCTAGTACCCGATGTTCCACTTGAACCTGAACTTCCTGAACTACCACTTGAACCCGATGTTCCACTTGTTCCTGATGAACCTGAACTTCCACTTGAACCTGATGAACCTGAACTACCACTTGAACCTGAAATTCCACTAGTTCCTGAACTACCGCTACTTCCACTTGAACCTGAACTACCTGAAGAACCACTTGTACCTGAACTTCCTGAAGAACCGCTAACACCTGAAGTTCCTGAAGAACCACTTGACCCTGAAGAACCACTTGTACCTGAAGTTCCTGAAGAACCGCTTGAACCTGAACTTCCTGAAGAACCACTTGAACCTGAACTTCCCGAAGAACCGCTTGAACCACTTGTTCCTGATGTTCCGCTAGTTCCTGATGAACCTGAAGTACCTCTAGTTCCCGATGTTCCACTTGTCCCTGATTTACCACTTCCAACCCAATTTATACAATGATTATAATTGTTTGTCCATGAACTAACACCTCCACTATTAACCGCCACAGACACTGTGTAAACATTGCCCGCTAATGAAACTGAGTTTACGGTATATATCCCAACCAATCCTGTTTCAACTTCAACAACTGTTATATAAGCACTACCCGCACCATTTGCAGTTACGTAGTTTTGTAACCCTGTCCACCAAGCCGATGTATCAACACTAGGATTATATGATGTTTTATTTACGTATATTGTGTTTAAACTATTAATAACGTTTACAGGTCCGTAAGAAATACGAGTTGATGCTGGTATAGTTGTATTCGAAGTATCTGATAACCATGTGATACATGATGAAGCTCCATTAACCCCACTCGTACCCGCAGTTCCTGAAGAACCTGAAGTACCTCTAGTACCTGATGTTCCGCTTGAACCTGAACTTCCTGAACTACCTGAAGAACCTGATGTTCCGCTAGTTCCTGATGAACCTGAACTACCTGAAGAACCACTAACACCTGAGCTTCCTGATGAACCACTTGACCCTGAAGAACCACTTGTACCTGAACTTCCTGAAGAACCGCTAACACCTGAAGTTCCTGATGAGCCTGAACTTCCTGATGAACCTGAGCTTCCTGAAGAACCACTACTTCCTGATGTTCCGCTAGTTCCTGAAGAACCTGATGTTCCGCTAGTTCCTGATGAACCTGAAGTACCTCTAGTACCCGATGTCCCACTTGAACCCGAAGAACCTGAACTACCACTACTACCCGAAGAACCTGACGTTCCACTTGTTCCTGATGAACCGCTACTACCACTTGACCCTGAACTACCTGATGTTCCCGCAGTTCCTGAAGAACCGCTTGAACCTGAACTACCACTTGAACCTGACGTTCCGCTAGTTCCCGCAGTCCCACTTAAACCTGAAGTCCCACTTGTTCCTGAACTACCTGACGTACCTCTAGTACCTGAAGTTCCACTAGAACCTGAAGAACCACTACTACCAGATGAACCTGATGTTCCTGATGTTCCACTTATCCCCGAACTACCGCTAGAACCCGAACTACCACTCGAACCTGATGTACCTGAAGTTCCACTAGAACCTGAACTTCCTGAAGAACCTGAAGAACCACTTGAACCTGATGACCCGCTACTTCCTGATGTACCAGCAGTCCCTGAAGTACCACTTACACCACTTGAACCTGAACTTCCTGAAGAACCACTACTTCCTGATGTTCCGCTAGTACCTGATGTTCCGCTAGTACCTGATGTACCGCTCACACCACTAGTACCACTTGACCCCGAAGTACCTCTTGTACCTGAAGTTCCTGAACTACCGCTAGAACCACTTGACCCTGACGTACCTGATGAACCACTACTACCACTTGAACCCGAAGAACCACTAGTTCCTGAACTACCTGATGTTCCCGCAGTTCCTGATGAACCGCTACTGCCGCTTGACCCTGAACTACCTGATGTTCCCGCAGTTCCTGATGAACCACTTGAACCTGAAGAACCGCTTGAGCCTGACGTTCCGCTAGTACCTGATGTTCCACTTAAACCTGAAGTCCCACTTGTTCCTGAACTACCTGACGTACCTCTAGTACCTGAAGTTCCACTAGAACCTGAAGAACCACTTGTTCCCGAAGAACCTGAAGAACCACTACTACCAGATGAACCTGATGTTCCTGAACTTCCTGAAGACCCACTTGAACCTGAACTTCCTGATGAACCTGATGTTCCACTTGTACCTGACAAACCTGACGAACCACTACTACCTGAAGAACCTGACGTTCCGCTAGTTCCTGATGAACCGCTACTACCGCTTGAACCTGAACTACCACTAGACCCACTTGTTCCACTTGTACCTGAAGAACCACTTGACCCTGAAGTTCCGCTAGTTCCTGCAGTCCCATTTAATCCTGAAGTTCCACTTGTTCCTGAAGAACCTGAAGTACCTCTAGTTCCTGATGTACCCGAACTTCCTGAAGAACCGCTACTACCACTAGTACCTGATGAACCGCTACTACCACTTGACCCCGAACTACCTGATGTTCCTGAAGAGCCACTACTCCCACTCGAACCTGAACTTCCTGAAGAGCCCGATGTTCCGCTAGTTCCTGATGTACCACTTACCCCCGAACTTCCACTTGAACCTGAACTACCTGAAGAACCACTACTACCTGATGTTCCGCTAGTGCCTGAAGTACCACTTAATCCTGATGTTCCTGAAGAACCACTACTACCACTTGAACCTGACGTTCCGCTAGTTCCACTTGTTCCCGAAGAACCTGACGTACCTCTTGTTCCTGAAGTTCCACTACTACCACTAGAACCTGAACTACCTGATGAACCGCTTGTCCCTGAAGTACCACTTGAGCCTGACGACCCGCTACTACCGCTTGAACCTGAACTACCACTTGAACCTGAACTTCCTGATGAACCACTTGTTCCCGCAGTCCCACTTGAGCCAGATGTACCTGACGAACCACTACTTCCACTAGAACCTGAAGTTCCACTTGTACCTGATGAACCACTTGTTCCACTTGTACCTGAAGACCCTGACGTACCTCTAGTTCCTGATGTTCCTGATGAACCACTACTTCCACTTGAACCTGAACTACCTGACGAACCACTTGAACCTGAGGTTCCTGATGAACCACTTGAACCTGAAGTACCGCTAGTTCCTGATGAACCACTTGTTCCACTTGAGCCTGAACTACCCGAAGAACCTGATGACCCTGAACTTCCTGACGTACCTGATGTACCACTCGAACCTGATGTTCCACTAGTTCCTGACGTACCGCTTACTCCCGAACTTCCACTTGAACCTGAAGAACCACTAGACCCTGAACTACCTGACGAACCGCTTGTTCCCGCAGTTCCACTTGAGCCAGATGTACCCGCAGTTCCTGATGAACCCGAACTACCACTACTCCCACTTGAACCTGAAGACCCACTTGTTCCACTTGTTCCTGATGAACCACTACTACCACTTGAGCCTGATGTTCCGCTAGTTCCTGATGTTCCGCTAGTTCCACTTGTCCCTGAAGAACCTGACGTACCTCTTGTTCCTGAAGTACCTGAAGAACCACTACTACCGCTTGAACCTGATGTACCGCTTGAACCTGATGTACCCGAAGAACCGCTAGAACCTGATGTTCCACTTGTACCTGCAGTCCCTGAACTTCCACTACTTCCTGACGAACCGCTAGAACCTGATGTTCCACTTGTACCAGCACTACCTGATGTACCCGCAGTCCCTGAACTTCCACTACTTCCTGATGAACCACTAGAACCTGATGTTCCGCTTGAACCTGAACTACCTGAAGAACCACTTGAACCTGATGTTCCGCTAGTTCCTGATGAACCGCTTGAACCTGAACTACCTGATGTACCTGAAGTTCCGCTAGTCCCCGAAGAACCTGATGAACCCGAACTTCCGCTTGTACCCGATGTTCCTGAAGAACCACTCGAGCCCGAACTTCCACTACTTCCTGATGTACCCGCAGTTCCTGAAGAACCACTACTACCACTTGAACCTGAACTACCTGAAGTTCCGCTTGTTCCCGCACTTCCTGATGTGCCCGCAGTTCCTGAAGAACCACTTGACCCAGAAGAACCTGAACTACCACTACTACCTGATGTTCCGCTAGTACCTGAGGTTCCGCTTATACCACTCGTACCACTTGACCCTGAAGAACCTGACGTTCCACTTGTTCCAGATGTACCACTTGAGCCCGAACTCCCTGACGTTCCGCTTGTTCCTGATGAACCTGACGTTCCGCTCGTACCTGAACTACCCGCAGTTCCTGATGAGCCTGATGAGCCTGAAGTTCCAGAAGAACCACTTGTACCTGAACTTCCACTACTTCCTGAAGAACCTGAAGAACCACTCGACCCTGATGTTCCTGAACTTCCACTAGAACCTGACGTTCCCGCAGTTCCTGATGTTCCGCTACTTCCACTCGAACCCGAACTACCGCTTGAACCTGATGAACCGCTTGTACCTGACGAGCCACTTGAGCCTGAACTTCCACTCGTACCAGCAGTTCCTGATGAGCCACTACTTCCGCTTGAACCCGATGAACCTGATGTACCACTCGTTCCTGATGTACCACTCGTTCCCGAAGAACCTGACGTACCTCTAGTTCCTGATGTTCCACTCGAACCTGATGTTCCTGAAGAACCACTTGAACCTGAACTACCTGAACTACCTGAAGAACCGCTAGTACCTGAAGACCCTGATGTTCCACTACTTCCACTTGAACCCGAAGAACCTGATGTACCATTAGTTCCATTAACACCACTAATTCCACTTGAACCTGAAGTTCCGCTAGTACCTGACGAACCTGATGTTCCGCTAGTCCCCGAAGAACCTGACGTACCTCTAGTTCCAGAAGTTCCTGAAGAACCGCTACTACCACTCGAACCCGAAGACCCACTTGACCCCGAACTACCGCTAGTACCTGCAGTCCCTGATGAGCCACTTGTACCCGCAGTCCCTGATGAACCACTACTTCCACTTGAACCTGACGTTCCACTTGTTCCTGATGTTCCTGAAGAACCTGAAGTACCTCTAGTTCCTGATGTACCCGAACTTCCTGAAGAACCACTTGTTCCTGATGACCCTGAAGTACCGCTAGTTCCTGAAGAACCACTCGAACCCGAACTTCCACTACTTCCTGATGTACCCGCAGTTCCTGAAGAACCGCTTGTTCCTGATGTCCCACTTGTACCAGTACTACCTGAAGTACCTGAAGAACCACTTGAACCTGATGAACCACTACTTCCACTTGACCCTGAGGTACCTGATGAACCTGAAGTTCCTGATGAACCTGAAGTTCCTGATGTTCCACTACTTCCGCTTGTTCCACTACTTCCGCTTGAACCCGAACTACCTGAAGAACCACTTGTTCCGCTAGTTCCTGATGAACCTGAAGTACCTGATGTTCCGCTTGAACCCGAACTACCTGAAGAACCACTTGAACCTGAACTTCCACTAGAACCTGACGTTCCCGCAGTTCCTGATGAACCTGACGTTCCCGAAGTTCCTGATGAACCTGATGTTCCGCTAGTTCCAGATGTTCCTGAAGAACCTGAACTACCACTTGAGCCTGACGTACCGCTTGTCCCCGAGGAACCTGACGAGCCACTACTACCACTTGAACCTGAAGTTCCACTTGAACCTGAACTACCTGATGAGCCACTTGTTCCCGCAGTTCCACTTGAACCTGATGTTCCGCTAGTTCCTGAAGAACCACTTGAACCAGATGAACCTGATGTCCCACTTGTACCAGCACTACCTGAAGAACCACTTGAACCTGAGCTTCCTGAAGAACCTGAGGTTCCTGATGTACCACTTACACCTGAACTTCCGCTTGAACCTGAACTACCTGATGTTCCGCTAGTTCCTGAAGAACCACTTGTACCCGCAGTACCACTTGAACCTGAACTACCTGACGACCCACTTGAACCTGAACTACCTGACGAACCACTTGTTCCGCTAGTCCCTGATGAACCGCTTGTTCCTGATGTTCCACTTGTACCAGCACTACCTGAAGTTCCTGAAGAACCGCTAGTACCGCTTGAACCTGAACTTCCTGATGAACCTGATGTTCCACTTGTACCAGCACTACCTGATGTACCCGCAGTTCCTGAAGACCCACTTGAACCTGAACTACCACTACTTCCACTTGAGCCTGATGTTCCACTTGTACCTGAACTACCTGACGTTCCACTAGTACCTGAAGAGCCCGAAGTTCCGCTTGTTCCCGAACTACCTGAAGTACCTGAAGAACCACTTGTTCCTGAAGAACCTGAACTACCTGAAGTACCCGCAGTTCCTGATGAACCCGAACTACCACTACTTCCACTTGAGCCTGATGTTCCACTTGAACCTGAAGTACCACCTGTTCCTGATGTACCTGAAGAACCACTAGACCCCGAAGAACCTGATGTTCCTGATGTACCACTTACACCACTTGAGCCTGAAGTACCCGCAGTTCCTGAACTACCTGACGTACCACTTGTTCCGCTTGAACCTGAAGACCCTGATGTACCACTACTACCAGATGACCCGCTAGAGCCTGAACTTCCACTTGTGCCCGCAGTCCCTGAAGAACCTGAACTTCCTGATGTACCTGAAGACCCACTAGACCCTGAACTTCCGCTTGTTCCCGCAGTTCCTGATGAACCACTACTTCCACTTGAACCTGATGTTCCTGAAGTTCCACTCAATCCTGATGAACCACTTGAACCTGAAGACCCTGATGTACCAGCAGTTCCTGATGAACCACTACTTCCACTTGAACCTGATGTTCCGCTTGTTCCTGATGAACCCGAAGACCCACTTGAACCTGATGAACCGCTACTACCACTTGAGCCAGACGTACCCGAAGTTCCTGATGAACCACTACTTCCACTTGAACCCGATGTTCCGCTTGTACCTGACGAACCACTTGTTCCCGAACTACCTGATGTTCCACTTGTTCCTGATGTTCCGTTAATACCAATAATTAACCATCCAGTACCATTACTCTGTACATAAAGAGAATTATCTGTGGTTAATGTTTTAGTAGTACTACCATCAATTGTTTGGCTTGACGTTGTATTTACCGTTATGGTCGCTGACCCTGTATTTTTAACAACGTATATTTTACCCGAAATACCAACTGAGGTGGGTAATGTTACTGAAAATGGGGCATTCGAAGACCCCTCGATAAGATAATCATCAGTTGACACGCTATAAGCACTTGACACTGATTTATAAGGTACTGTTACGCCACCTAAAGATTTGACCCCATTGCGGGCTATGAATTCATTTGCCATTATATTTTTCTTTTTTCACTTTCCAAAAGAAAATTCTTCTATGTTTATTAACTTATAAATATGTTATCATAACCTTTTCTCTTTTTAAAATAAAAAAAACCACCATATAATTTGAGTAATATGGTGGTTATTAATTAATATGTTTTTATTTTAGAAGACAATCCTTGTTCCTACACTTATATCCCAAGTTCCGCCTCCAATTGCTGCGTACAACTCAAGATTTGAACCTATAATTACTGTGTAGAATTTAACCGCCACCGTTGAAGCGTTTAAATCAGGTGTTGAACTATCAGTAAATGCCGTATTAGTTCCGTCCCACACTGTCATAATAATACCACTTCTCATCGCGTTTGTTCCAGAATCGTATACGTAATAATCAAATGTTGCACTTGAACCTGATGCGAATGGAAAACGACAAATTAATGTTGTTGTTGTAACACCTGTTTCTCTACATGATTGTAATGACTGATTACCTTGTTCAATAGTGTCACCTGTTATTCCTAAAGTAGTACCATCAAAGGTTAAATTAGGTTCTGATGTTATACCACCCGCACCATCTGAAGTTAATACTTCATTATCATTACCTGATACGACAGGAGATAAACCACTTGTACCTGAAGAACCTGATGTCCCACTTGTCCCTGATGTCCCACTAGTTCCTTGCAAACCACTTGTTCCGCTCGTACCCGTAGTTCCCGAAGAACCACTTGTACCCGATGTTCCTGAAGAACCGCTTGTTCCTGATGAACCAGAACTACCTGATGTTCCGCTTGAGCCCGAACTACCCGATGTTCCTGATGAGCCACTCGTACCTGAAGTTCCGCTCGTACCCGATGTTCCTGAACTACCTGACGTACCCGATGTTCCTGAACTACCTGACGTACCCGATGTTCCTGAAGAACCACTTGTTCCTGATGTTCCACTACTTCCTGATGTACCTGCAGTTCCACTTGAACCCGATGTTCCTGAAGAACCTGAAGACCCGCTTGTTCCTGAAGAACCTGACGTTCCACTTGTACCACTAGACCCTGAACTACCTGAGGAACCACTTGAACCTGATGTTCCACTTGTACCCGCAGTTCCTGAAGAACCCGAACTACCACTAGAACCTGATGTTCCCGATGTTCCACTACTTCCGCTTGTACCCGCGGTTCCTGATGAACCCGATGTTCCACTACTCCCTGAAGTTCCTGATGAACCTGAACTACCTGATGTTCCGCTTGTACCCGCAGTTCCTGATGAACCACTTGTTCCTGAACTACCCGAAGAACCCGAAGTTCCACTACTTCCACTAGAACCTGATGAACCCGAAGAACCGCTTGACCCCGATGTTCCACTACTTCCACTTGTACCCGCAGTTCCTGAAGAACCGCTACTTCCTGAAGAACCACTTGACCCCGATGAACCGCTTGTTCCTGAACTACCCGATGTTCCACTACTTCCGCTTGTGCCTGATGTACCTGCAGTTCCTGAAGAACCGCTTGTTCCTGATGTTCCTGAAGACCCCGAACTACCACTAGAACCTGAAGACCCCGAACTACCACTTGAACCTGAAGTTCCGCTAGTTCCTGAAGAACCACTTGACCCCGACGAACCTGAACTTCCTGACGTTCCACTAGTACCCGCAGTTCCTGAAGAGCCGCTACTACCGCTTGAACCTGAACTACCTGAAGTTCCTGATGAACCACTTGAACCTGATGAACCGCTACTACCACTTGAGCCAGACGTACCTGAAGTTCCTGATGAACCTGATGTACCTGCAGTTCCTGAAGAACCACTTGTCCCACTAGACCCTGATGAACCTGATGAGCCACTTGAACCTGAACTACCGCTAGTGCCTGATGTACCCGAGCTACCACTTGTTCCTGACGAACCACTTGTTCCACTTGAGCCCGAACTACCTGATGAACCTGATGTTCCTGATGAGCCACTCGTACCTGAAGTTCCGCTAGTTCCTGAAGAACCTGATGAGCCACTCGTACCTGAAGAACCGCTAGTTCCTGAAGAACCTGAAGTTCCACTAGTTCCTGAAGAACCACTTGTCCCCGACGTTCCTGAACTACCCGATGTACCACTTGAACCTGAACTACCTGACGTTCCCGATGTTCCACTACTTCCACTAGAACCTGAACTACCACTAGAACCTGATGTTCCACTTGTACCTGAAGAACCGCTTGACCCTGATGTTCCACTACTTCCACTTGTACCTGCAGTACCTGAAGAACCGCTTGACCCCGATGAACCGCTTGTCCCACTAGACCCTGATGAACCTGAACTACCACTAGAACCTGAACTTCCTGATGTACCTGAACTTCCGCTAGTACCTGATGTTCCGCTAGTCCCACTTGTACCCGCAGAACCTGAAGTTCCTGATGACCCGTTAGTTCCTGATGAACCACTTGAACCTGAAGTTCCGCTAGTTCCTGAAGAACCACTTGTCCCTGACGTACCTGAACTTCCGCTAGTTCCTGATGAACCACTTGTACCTGATGTTCCGCTAGTACCTGATGTTCCTGAAGAACCACTTGTCCCTGACGTACCTGAACTTCCGCTAGTTCCTGAAGAACCACTTGAACCTGATGACCCTGAACTTCCACTAGTTCCTGAAGTACCACTTGAACCTGAAGTTCCGCTAGTTCCTGAACTTCCGTTAGTTCCTGATGAACCACTTGTTCCTGATGAACCACTTGTTCCTGATGAACCACTTGTTCCTGATGAACCGCTTGTTCCTGAAGTACCCGAAGAACCTGACGTTCCACTTGTTCCCGATGAACCACTTGAACCCGATGTTCCTGATGAACCATTAGTTCCTGAAGTACCCGAAGAACCTGACGTTCCACTTGTTCCCGATGAACCACTTGTACCTGAACTACCGCTAGTTCCTGATGAACCTGAACTTCCTGACGTTCCGCTTGTACCCGCAGTACCTGACGAACCACTAGACCCTGAACTTCCTGATGAACCTGAACTTCCTGATGTTCCACTTGTTCCGCTAGACCCTGAAGAACCGCTTGACCCCGATGTTCCGCTAGTTCCTGATGAACCACTAGTTCCTGACGAACCTGAAGTACCACTTGAACCTGATGTTCCTGAAGAACCCGATGTTCCTGAAGAACCATCTGTTCCGCTAGTTCCTGACGAACCACTTGAACCTGATGTCCCCGATGAACCTGAACTACCGCTAGTGCCTGATGTACCCGAGCTACCACTTGTTCCTGACGAACCACTTGAACCTGATGACCCGCTTGTACCTGAAGACCCACTTGTTCCACTAGAACCTGATGTCCCACTTGACCCTGAAGTTCCTGATGAGCCACTTGTTCCGCTTGAACCAGATGTACCACTTGTTCCTGATGAACCATTTACACCACTAATACCACTTGAGCCTGAAGTTCCGCTACTACCATCCGTTCCTGATGAACCATCTGTTCCACTTGTACCTGAACTACCGTCAGTTCCGCTTGTTCCTGAAGTTCCACTTGACCCATCTGTTCCTGATGAACCATCTGTTCCACTAGTACCTGATGTTCCTGATGAACCATCTGTTCCACTAGTACCTGATGTTCCTGATGAGCCATCCGTACCTGAAGTACCACTAGTTCCTGAAGAACCATCTGTACCACTTGTTCCGCTAGTTCCTGAAGAACCATCAGTTCCGCTAGTTCCTGAAGAACCATCAGTTCCACTTGTACCTGAACTACCATCAACACCACTTAATCCACTTGAACCTGATGTTCCTGAAGTACCTGAACTACCGCTAGTTCCTGATGAACCTGAACTTCCACTTGTTCCCGATGAACCATCAGTACCTGAAGTACCACTAGTTCCCGAAGAACCATCTATTCCTGAAGTTCCTGAAGAACCATCAACACCACTTAATCCGCTTGAACCCGATGTTCCTGAAGAACCATCAGTTCCGCTTGTTCCTGATGAACCATCGGTTCCACTAGTACCTGATGTTCCTGAAGAGCCGTCTGTACCTGAAGTTCCTGAAGAACCGTCTGTTCCTGATGTTCCTGAAGAACCGTCTGTTCCTGAAGTTCCACTTGTTCCTGAAGAACCATCGGTTCCACTTGTTCCTGAAGAACCATCGGTTCCACTAGTACCTGATGTTCCTGAAGAGCCGTCTGTACCTGAAGTACCACTACTTCCTGAAGAACCATCAGTTCCCGAACTTCCGCTAGTTCCTGAAGAGCCGTCTGTACCTGATGTACCGCTAGTTCCTGAAGAGCCGTCTGTACCTGATGTACCACTAGTTCCTGAAGAACCATCAGTTCCTGAACTCCCACTAGTCCCTGAAGAACCATCTGTTCCGCTTGTTCCTGAAGAACCATCTGTTCCTGAAGTACCTGAACTTCCACTTGTTCCTGAAGAACCATCTGTTCCGCTTGTTCCTGAAGAACCGTCAACACCACTTAATCCACTTGAACCTGATGTTCCACTACTCCCATTAGTTCCACTTGTTCCTGAACTACCATCTGTTCCTGAAGTTCCACTAGTACCTGAAGAGCCATCTGTTCCCGAAGTTCCTGAAGAACCATCTGTTCCTGATGAACCATCTGTTCCGCTAGTTCCTGATGAACCATCTGTTCCACTAGTACCTGAAGTACCTGATGAACCATCTGTTCCGCTAGTGCCTGAAGAACCGTCAGTTCCGCTTGTTCCTGAACTACCATCCGTACCGCTTGTTCCTGAACTACCATCAGTCCCACTTGTTCCTGACGAACCACTTGTTCCTGATGAACCATCTGTTCCTGAAGAACCACTGGTCCCCGATGAACCGTTAGTACCGCTTGTTCCTGATGAACCATTCACACCACTAATACCACTTGAACCTGACGAACCTGACGAGCCATCTGTCCCGCTAGTTCCTGAAGAACCGTCAGTACCACTTGTTCCTGAACTTCCTGAAGAACCGCTAGTCCCTGAAGAACCATCCGTTCCACTTGTTCCTGAAGAACCATCTGTACCTGAACTTCCACTAGTTCCTGAACTTCCACTAGTTCCTGAAGAACCATCTGTTCCTGAACTACCGTCAGTTCCGCTAGTTCCTGAAGAACCATCAACACCACTTAATCCACTTGAACCCGAGGTTCCTGAACTACCATCTGTCCCACTTGTACCTGATGTACCGCTAGTTCCTGAAGAGCCGTCTGTACCTGATGTACCACTAGTTCCTGAAGAACCATCAGTTCCTGAACTCCCACTAGTCCCTGAAGAACCGTCAGTTCCGCTTGTACCTGAAGAACCATCAACACCGCTTAATCCGCTTGACCCCGATGTTCCTGAAGAACCATCAGTTCCGCTAGTTCCTGAACTACCGTCAGTACCCGAACTTCCACTTGTTCCCGATGACCCATCTGTTCCTGAAGTACCTGATGAACCATCTGTCCCTGAAGTACCTGAAGAACCATCTGTTCCACTAGTACCTGAACTACCATCTGTTCCACTTGTTCCTGAGGAACCGCCTGAACCTGAAGAACCGCTTGTACCAGAACTTCCACTTGTACCTGAAGAACCATCAGTACCCGAACTTCCACTTGTACCTGAAGAACCATCAGTTCCGCTTGTTCCTGAAGAACCATCAGTACCGCTAGTTCCTGAAGAACCACTTGACCCCGATGTTCCTGAAGTACCTGAACTACCGTCAGTACCGCTAGTTCCTGATGAACCATCTGTTCCTGAAGTACCTGAACTTCCACTTGTTCCTGAAGAACCATCTGTTCCTGAAGTACCTGAAGAACCATCAACACCACTTAATCCACTTGAACCTGATGTTCCACTTGTTCCTGAAGAACCATCTGTTCCGCTTGTTCCACTAGTACCTGAAGAACCATCAGTTCCGCTTGTTCCTGAAGAACCATCAGTACCGCTAGTTCCTGAAGAACCGTCTGTTCCGCTTGTTCCTGAAGAACCGTCAACACCACTTAATCCACTTGAACCTGATGTTCCACTTGTTCCCGATGACCCATCTGTTCCGCTAGTTCCACTTGTTCCTGATGAACCATCTGTTCCGCTAGTTCCTGAAGAACCGTTAGTACCACTAGTTCCTGATGAACCATCTGTTCCTGAACTACCGCTTGTCCCTGATGAACCATCTGTTCCGCTTGTTCCTGAAGAACCTGACGTACCATTAGTTCCGTTAACACCACTAATTCCACTTGAACCCGAGGTACCACTTGAACCATCGGTACCACTTGTTCCTGAACTACCGTCAGTTCCACTTGTTCCTGAAGAACCATCAGTTCCTGAAGTACCTGAACTCCCACTTGTTCCTGAAGAACCGCTAGTCCCTGAAGAACCATCCGTTCCACTTGTTCCTGAAGAACCATCTGTTCCTGAACTTCCGCTTGTTCCTGAACTACCGTCAGTTCCGCTAGTTCCTGATGAACCATCTGTTCCTGAACTACCGTCAGTTCCACTTGTTCCTGAAGAACCATCAACACCACTTAATCCGCTTGAACCCGAAGTGCCTGAACTTCCGTCAGTTCCACTTGTTCCTGATGAACCATCTGTTCCTGAACTTCCGCTAGTTCCTGATGAACCATCTGTTCCTGAAGTTCCTGAACTACCGTCAGTTCCGCTTGTACCTGAACTACCATCTGTACCACTTGAGCCCGATGTTCCTGAAGAACCATCTGTTCCACTAGTTCCTGATGAACCATCTGTTCCTGAACTACCGTCAGTACCGCTTGTTCCTGAAGAACCGTCAATACCACTAGTTCCTGAACTACCGTCAGTTCCACTTGTACCTGAACTACCGTCAGTTCCACTTGTACCTGAACTACCATTGGTACCACTTGTTCCGCTTGAGCCCGATGTTCCTGAAGAACCATCTGTTCCTGATGTTCCTGAAGACCCACTATTTCCTGACGTACCTGAACTACCATCGGTCCCACTAATACCTGAAGTCCCTGAAGAACCATTAACACCACTTATACCACTAGACCCTGAAGTTCCCGAAGAACCATCAGCACCTGAAGTTCCCGAACTACCGTCAGTTCCTGAAGTTCCTGAAGAACCGTCAATCCCACTTGTTCCTGAAGAACCTGACGTTCCTGAAGAACCGTCAGTCCCACTTGTTCCTGAACTACCATCAGTACCTGAAGTACCTGATGAACCATCAGTACCCGAACTTCCACTAGTCCCTGAAGAGCCGTTAGTCCCTGAAGAGCCGTTAGTCCCTGAAGAGCCGTTAGTTCCTGAAGAACCACTACTACCAGAAGAACCACTACTACCTGACGTACCCGATGTTCCTGATGAACCACTTTCACCCGAAGAACCCGATGAACCCGATGAACCGTTAGTTCCTGAAGAACCGTTAGTTCCTGAAGAACCGTTAGTTCCTGAAGAACCACTACTACCAGAAGAACCACTTGAACCTGAACTTCCTGATGAACCACTTGAACCTGAACTTCCTGATGAACCACTTGTTCCACTAGAACCTGATATTCCTGAAGTACCACTTGAACCTGATGTTCCTTTAGTTCCTGAACTACCCGAAGAACCGCTACTTCCTGATGTTCCACTACTTCCTGAAGAACCACTTAAACCTGAAGTACCATTTTGACCACTTGAACCTGACGAACCATTAACACCACTTGTTCCTGATGAACCATTAACACCACTTGTTCCTGCAGTACCTGAAGTACCAGCAAGGGATAGAGCATCCGCAATTTGTTGGATACTTGCTTTATATGATGAACCTGCGGGGTTTTGTGATGTATCACCCGTAATGACAATGTGTACAATGTCATCTGGAGATACTATCGGAGCTTGGGTTCTGTCGGTCAGTCTTTGATAATTCGGCATCTTTTTAGTCTATATGTATAAATATGAATCTTTTCATAATTTGGTTTTTATTGGTCTTCGAATATATAAATATTTGCATCCATGAAAATAAAGATTTCTCCGTCTTGATAAATCTTACCTTTCTCGTCACAATAAATTATTCCGAACTTTTCGCACCCCAAAGAGTCTATGATTTTTATTCCAACGGCGGGGGCTGAATTGAATGTGGTTGGTAGTACAATAGATATTGATGGAGGTACTTGAGTGTTAATAGTTGAAATTAAAACACATTGATTCCCATACACATCACACGCATATAAATCATACGGTAATGTAACTCCAGAAACTCCAGTAATCTCAATTTGTGTCATATTGAATAAATAGTTAGTATTTACTTTAACTCTTTTTTAAAACAAAAAATCCCCCAAGGGTTGGAGGACTTTATTTATGTTTTTATAGTTATTAATAAGGAGTGTCAGAACTACGTGTTATTGCCCCAACAATAACGGTACTACCTAAATTACTAAGGTCTTGTTGAAAAGAGGGTGAATTTAATGAGTCAATTAAAAGAACACAGTCACCATCATTAATTTGATTAGTGGACGCACCTCCGTAAGGATTTGCACCTTGTATTGGTAATAATGAACTTTTGGGGGTTGTAAACCCACTTGTATATACAATATTTCTACATATCCTTATATCAGTAAGTTTCGCATCTAAAAAATTACTACTCGATAGTAAAGAGCCAAAATAAATTAAACCAATAGTGTTACTAATCAGAGTGTTAGGTATTCCAACGGCAGTTTTGTCATTACCATCAAAATAGACTTTAACTTGACCATTGTCACATGTAATTGCAATGTGTTGCCAAACATTTGTTGACAATGGTAGAGATATCGCATTACCAGTGGATAATCCGTGAAGACAACTATCTGATGGGTCAATATATAAATTTAAATCACCACCACCAAATGAAGCACTTTGACTAAATATGTATTGGTTACTACCTGTTGATACTGGATTTCCAAAATACCAAAATTCAATTGTAAAGAATTCATTAACTGTACCAATATGAGTAGGAATAATCCTTGCCGTATTAGAACTATTTGGAAATATTAACGAACCTGGATTTACTTCCCAAGAAGACCAATGTCCAAAACCGTTCATCCAAATATACGCCTCGTCACCTGTTGTGTAAGTTTTACTACTAACAAATCCCGCCTTTTCAACAAATGAAATTTCATTTAACGACAACGACCTCCAAAATCCTACATACGCAGAAATCCCTAACGGATTTGGTTGTGTTCCTGTTGGAACTGAGTGAGCGATTACATACCCAAGGTCTTCATCGGGTCCGTTCCACCATTGAATTCCACCTGGTTGTAATGTGTAGTCTTGGTCGTCAACCCCAATAGTTAATGTACTATTAAATACTCGGATAGCCCCATTGATTAGTGATAATGTTGGATTATATGCAAATGGTCTTGATGTTGACATAGTTTTTTTTTTATTTAATAAATATCTTTTATTTTTATTTTATTCTTAAACTTAATATTATAAACCAATTGTTGGTGTTACACAAGGGGTGCGAGTTAATGTTGGTGTTGGTCTTGGAGCACGAGTTGGTTTTGGGGTTGGTGTTGGGGTGGCGCAAGGGTCAAAAGTAGGGGTTGGTGTTGGGTGTAGTGTTGGAGTTGGTGTTTTGGTTGGTTTAGGCGTTTTAGTTGGTTGTGGGGGGCAAGGAGTGTCTGTTGGTGTTGGTGTTGGCGTACTTGTAGGAATAGGAGTTGGGGTACTTGTAGGTGTTGGTGTAGGTGTTGGTGATGGAATTGGTCTAACAACAGTTAAGAAGTTAGGGCAGTCAGAATTAATAACTAATATAGTATAAACACCATAAACCTCTCTTGGGGGAGTTAATAAGTTAGGTTCAAATAAAAAAGGTAATAATACATCACCTAAATTAATAGCGTCCATACTGTTGTCAGGTTTAAAAACAACATTAGCAATTTGACCATTATAATTGATACTAGATATTACAATTGTTTCATTCATATACTTAAATTATTTGGGTCACAATCACAATTGATATCAACAACTGTTACAGTTCCTCCACCATTAAGTTTAATTACATTGATGGCACATTTATAAGTTATGGTAACATATAATGGTACATCAATAACTTCGACAGTATTATCACAATATAAAATTTGATACGTTGAACCAGTTCCAGGTCCAAATCCACTATATAATTGGAATGTTTTGCAACAAGATGAACAATCTCCAATAACCGTATACGTCAGAAAATTTATATGCTGTATTCCTGCACCGCCTCCATATAGACAACTACCTATAATATTTGGTAGTGGTACCCAATTATTCATTCCCCCAATTGGTGTAAGACTATTTATAGGAAGATATGCGAGTGGGTTAGGTAATGGATAATATGTGGACATATCCTCTAAAATCCAATAATTATTTATATTATCCCAAGAAATCCTCATTAATACGGTGGGTGGGGCGATAGAGTAATAAGTGAAATAATATGATGATTTACCATTAATCTGAGTTGAAGGACTTATATTTGATGGTAATGCAATTGTACCAGTACAATCCGTTAAATCATCAATAAAACGAATACACTCTCCAGGTGTATAAACCGTAGGTGTAGGTGTAGGTGTAGGTGTTGGTGTTGAAGTTGGTGTTGAAGTTGGTGTTGAAGTGTTAGTCGGTGTTGGTGTTGGGGTGTTAGTTGGTGTTGGGGTCGGTGAATATGTGGTTGTAGTTGTTGTTAAATTTGAGGTTGTAGTTGTTGTTGTTAAATTTGAGGTTGTAGTTGTTGTCGTTAAATTTGAGGTTGTTGTTGTCGTTGTGGTTAAATTTGTGGTGGTGGTTGTTGTTGTTTCTCCAGATATTTGGTATGTAAAGTCGTTAGGTAAACAAACCGATGTCGAGCAGTCAGGACAATCAGGGTTAAACATTCTGAAAGTATTTTTTAATAAATTAAAGTTGTGTTTTACCTCAGGAGCCGATAATGGGGTAACATACATTCTAAATTGTGAAATGGCACCATCAAAAGTTCCCGCAAAATTCTGTTCAATTAATATATTAGTTTTTAACCCATTAAATGTTGTCCCCGATAAATCATTAATTGGGAAATTTTCAGGGTCTTGAATATAAGGTCCGTAAGGTTGCGTCATAGATGAAAAAGTTAAATTTTCTCTAAGTCCTTGGGTACCTCCACCCCACGATATATTAAATGGAACACCAACTTGTTTTTCTTTGTCGGTATCTAACCCTCTTGGGATAATCTCCTCAAAATTTTCAATTGTATGAAATAATTTACCATTAACGTAAATCTTAAGTCTCCCATTTCGATATAATTTATCAATTAACCATTTTTCATTTAATCTAACCAACTCAATTTGTTCTGATGTTTTACCACCAATTTGAGTGTATGGTATTGTAATTAATGATGTTGCATTATTTGCTAATGATTCTAAATAAAGTTTTTCAGTTATATCACCAAGTCCTCCTCGATACCATAAATCACACGTATCTAACCATGTATATCTTTCCCATACCGCATCTACTTGAAACCAATGTTCCTCCTCTAACCACGCGGGATTCTCTAATAAACATGTAGGGTAAATTGGGGGTGTACAATAATCAACAATAGTGTGTCCTGTAGTGTACGTAATTCCACTTGTTTCACAAGAACCCGTAGTAACACAGTCTCCTGTGAATTTTAACATTCTAACTCCGATACCAGGATTTTTTGGGTCACCACATAATCTAAAAGATAATGCGTTTGACATAGAATCATATATTGGATTTGTTTCACAAGTATTTTCGATTGATGTAAATCCTGTATTACAGTTATAACAAGTTGTGGTTGTTGTACAAACATCACATGATGGTGTGCAAACAGGTGGTAGTTCACAATCAGGTATTGGCGTTGGAGGGGGTGTTGGTGTTGGTGTTGGGATAATTATAGTGTCGCATATGTGTGTTTGACATTCCCACCCACAAGTTTCACAAGGGTCTAAATTACAATCACAACCACAAGTAATTTTCTTTTCTGGGTCTCCATTACAACTACTACACCCATAATTAACGTGAGGGTCATGAATATTATTTACTGACCTTGGCGGATAAACAAATACACATCTACTATCCGTAATTGTTCTATTACAACAAGCACATGTTTGTAGTTGAGTTAGACCTGATGTTACTCGATTGTACCCCGAAAAACACAATGGACTACCACTGGCGTGGTGATAAAATTTATTTTCAGCTCTAGTTCCAAAATAAAAAAAAGTATTCTTATTGTTTGGATAAATTTCATTAAGAGTTGTTTCATTAGGTAATGGAGAATACTCATTGATAAGTCTTGGTTTCAAAACCATTTCAACGGACCATCCTTTATTCATTCTTTCAGGAAAAATCTCATAATCAAAACCAAATAATTTATAAAACCCTTGATAAAAACCACCATATAATTCGTGGTATCTACCCTCAAAAGGGCTTGATTTACTAACCACTTCGTATAAAACGGTTTTATTAAACCCCGAAAATCTTACGTTAGGTAAATTGGTGTGACCTGTAACTTGATGTAACTTTAATCTTCGGTCGTAATACATTCTATTGAATTTTAAATAATCAGAATATAAACCTTTAGTGAATGTTATCGTTTCACCCGTCATTTGGTTGACTAATCCGTTGTCAACACCTGTTAACCCAATATCACATGATGTTGATGATGAGTAACAAGTCAAATCATCATTATTTGGATTGTAATAATTTTGAGATACAAAAATATTATTATTATTGTATTGTTTATATGAAAGTGTTTGGTTTTGAACACTTAAAGGATTGTTAATGTCAAAATAAACAGGAAGTCGGTTTCCGTATGTTTGTGCAATCAAATATGGGGAGAAAACAACCTCTTGATTGTAGTCTTGTTCATCTGAGGTCAAAGACATATCATTGGAATCTAAATTAAGTTTTAGAGACCAATTTGAGCGGACGTATTGATTTATATTTTGACTTGCCATCTTTTTTATGATAAATACTCTAAATCGAAGTATTTATTGGAAAATGTGTTATGATAAATTTTAACAAAGAATACTACAGTAATAATTATTACTTCTTTTTAAAAGATAGAGGAGACCAAATCTCCTTATACTATTCTATTGCTGACACTTTAACCGAATCTAGAAAAAAAGACAAAAAAATGGACTTCGATAAAAAAGATTCGAAAAAAGTTAAAGATGTTGTAAATAATATTTTAAAATCAAAAGAAAAACAAACAACAATTGATATTGAGGATAAATTAAAAGGTGTAAAAAAATCTTCGGGTGAGATTGGTGAGTTAGTTGATTCTGACGGAACTATGTTAAGTTCAAGAATTCCTTTGATAAATTTAACCCTTTCCCCAAGAAAAACAATGGACCAAACTGTTGTTATGGCTAGAACAACAAATGACCCTGTAACAAGAGGTTACCGTGTTTATTATGGTGAGAGTGAAGAAGAAAAAGAAAATATTGTGTCAGAAGTTGACTATTCAGAAGCCTTTGGATATGTTGAGACTGAAGGAAAAGATTTTAAAGAAACTATAAATATATTAAAAAAGATGGGTGTTGAGAATCCCGTACAAAGAGCAAAAGAATTTGGTAAATTACCCAAAGCTAAGAAAGTTGGTGGTAAATTAAAACAAAGACTTTCTGAAAAAGATAGTATTGAAGAACAACAAAAAGAAAAAATGATTAAAATGGTTGAGGACATCTTAACTAAGAAATCTAAAGATAGTTCAGACGTTGTAAAACGTGATGAAAGCGTTAGTAAGATATTAGTTAAAAATTTACAATCAATTAAAAAATTAGCAGATAAAGAAGGTATCAGTATTTCTAAATTAATTAACATATTAAAATCAAATGAATAAAGATTTATATGGAAATAAATTTTCTCTACCTGAGGAGGTTGTAAGTTATTTACAACAGTGTCATGATGCCGCGGGAGGTGCTGACGAAAGTGTTGAGGGTTATAAGAGAAACAAAGAACTAAGAGATAGTCGTGAAGTTACATATCAACAATTAAAACGAATGAAAAATTGGTTTGATAAGTTTGAGGGTGACGAAAATGATTTATCTTATATTTTAAATGGGGGTCATTATGTTAAAAATTGGGTTCACAACACCTTAACTTCAATGAGAGATAATGTACACAATACTAAAAAGAATAAATCTGAGGTTTTACCTAATCAATTTATTCAGCCACATGAGAAGAATGACATGACAACGATTAATAGACCTAGTAAAAGTCACAAATCAACCGTTGATAAATATGACACTGCTATCATGGAAAATTTAACTAGAATAAACGATTTAATTAAAAAAATAATATAATATGCCAACAACAGAACCAATTAGTTTCGAGCAACCTAAAAATGATTTATCATCAATTGCTGAGATGGAGAGAGCAAAATTATTCCCAAAGAATGATTATAAACCAACAAACCAATATTCTGCGGTTAATCCTGACGCTATTGCCGATGGAGATGCTCAAGGTAAAGGTACTGGAGGATTTTTAGATGTTTATAATCAAGGTGCGGGAGCAATCCAAGACATTTTAGAGAGAAAGGCCGAGGTAGTTATTAATGAATTTAAACCCAACTCACCGTATACTACACCAAGTGCATAATGAAACTTTACAACACAGTTAAATCTCTTATTTTAGAAGTAGCGTCGATTGACTCAATCGTTGATGCTATAAAAAAAAGAAATAAGATAGTAATTTACTATGATGGTGATGAGCCAGGTGGTAGAGGGTTAAGAGAAATCGAACCTGTTTGTCTTGGGTATAGTAAGTCAGATAATCCTGTTTTAAGAGCTTGGGATAATGAAGGGTCTTCTCATACCGCGTATAAAGGCGAACAACCTTTACCTGGGTGGAGATTATTCAGAGTTGATAAAATATTATCATTTAAACCAACGGGAGAAAATTTTGATTCATCTAAACCAGGATATAATCCATCAGGGGACAAAAGTATGAATAGAGTTATTATTAACGCAGTGTTTAATCAACAACCAACGGAACCAACGGAACCAACGGAACCAACGGAACCAATACAATAATTAAGATATGACAAACGAAAACGACTTAATACAAAAATTAATGGTATCTAAGGCTATTATGGATAAACATAATAATACCCCAAGAGCGGGTAATAATTTAAATATGACAAGTCCAATGGTTCAGGATTACGAAGCCCCACAAGCCAAGTATAACTTACCACAAGAATTTATGCAGGAATCTGTAACTCAATCAGTTCCTTCAACACAACAACCAATAACCAAAGATAGGGTTATGTCATCTAAATTACCTGATGAGATTAAAAGGTTAATGATAGAACATCCAATCAATCAACCAAACTCAATGGCAGGACCTTCATTATCTAATGATTTGATTGATAAAGCCGCAAGATTGATGAATGTTGACGCTAAAGGAACTCCAAGAGGACCTCAACCAAAAAGAGTTACCGAACAATCAATACCGACTCAAGATTTGTCAAGTTTAAAAGAATTGTTAAGAGAAGTTGTTGAAGAGGTTTTATTAGAAAATGGATTAATCGCCGAATCAACCCAAAAATCAAATGAAGTATTTTCTTTTAAGGTAGGTAAGCATATATTTGAAGGTAAGGTTACTAAGATAAAAAAAATATCTTAAAAACAAGTTTACTCTAAAGAAAACCCCCCTCATAACTATGTGGGGGTTTTTTATTTTATAAGGTTGATATTCTATTATTTTCTTATTATATTTTCTAAGACAATTTTATATTATGAAAGAAAAAATTAATGTTTTAGTACTACCAAGTGATAAAAGTGGTGTTGGGAAATTTCGTTCTATCGACCCTCACGTACATTTACAAAATTTATATCCTGACGACTTCCATTTAGACATTGACTACGAACCAAAAATCAATGACCCAAATTATTGGAAAAAATATCAAATCGTTCACGTACATAGAAATATTGGTAGTAATTACGACAATACTCCACTAATCATTAGAAAGTTAAAATCACTAGGAATTATCGTTATTGTTGACATTGATGATTATTGGTTACCAACAAAAGAACATCCTATTCATCAAATAATTGTTCAACAAAAAATTAACGAAAAAATTGTTGCAAACTTAAAAGAAGCTGATTATGTTACAACAACAACAGATATTTTTGCAAATGAAATTAGAAGGTTTAATAAAAATGTTGTTGTATTCCCCAATGCAATTAACCCAAAAGAACCTCAATTCAATCAACCAACCGTTGAATCAGATAGAATTAGAGTTGGGTGGTTAGGTGGCTCATCTCACTTACATGATTTAATGTTACTACAAGGGTTCACTCAAAGAAATGGTAAGGACATTAATGACAAAATTCAATATGTTATTTGTGGGTTTGATACTCGTGGTACTGTTACTGAGATTAATCCACAAACGGGGGAACAAAAACGTAGAGACATTTTACCTCACGAAACTGTGTGGGCAAAATATGAAGAGATTTTTACAAACAATTATAATTTAGTTGATGAGGATTATAAAAAATTCTTAATGGAATATAAAGAACAAGATTATGTTTCAAATAAAGAATTACCTTATCTTAGAGTTTGGACAAAACCTGTTACCACATATGCAATGAATTATTCTAAATTTGATATTTCATTAGCTCCAATCAAAAATCACGTCTTTAATAGAATGAAATCTCAGTTAAAAGTTATTGAAGCAGGATTTTATAAGAAAGCGTTAATCGCGTCTGAAATAGGTCCATATACAATCGACTTGAAACATTGTATGAAGAATGGTAACTTTGTTGATGGTAATGCTTTATTAGTCGGTGAGCAAAGAAATCATAGTGATTGGTCGAAACACATCAAAAAGTTAGTTCAAAACCCTAATTTGATTACAGATATGGGAGAAAGATTATATGAAACGGTTAAAGACAAATACGATTTAAATACCGTAACAAAAAATAGAGCAGAATTTTATAAATCATTAATTAAATAATATGTATAATAAAAAAGGTAAAGTTGGGTTCACCGCAGGTAATTTTGATTTATTACACCCAGGTTATATTTACACTTTTGAAGCGGCAAAAGAAAAGTGTGATTACTTTATGGTCTTTTTACAAAGAGACCCGTCTGAGACAAGATTTACAAAGTATAAACCAGTCGTTCCATTATATGAAAGATATAAAACTTTAATGTCAATAAAGTATGTTGATGAAGTTGTGACATATCAAACTGAAGAGGATTTAATAAAACTTATTGAGTTTTATAAACCTGATGTTAGAATTTTAGGTGACGATTATATTGGTAAGAGGTTTACTGGAGACCATCTACCAATTGAGGTAGTTTACACCACAAGGTCTCACAATTGGTCAACAACTAAAATCAAAGATTTAATCACAATACAAACATTGAAACAAAACCCTGAAATTTTAAAAAATTTAGAGACAAATGATTAAAATACCTATTACTAAAATTTTGTTTCTTGATATAGAAACAGTTGGGATTGAAAAAGACTTCGATACTTGTGTTGAAAAACGTCCTGAAATTGCACATCAATTCGATAAGTATTTCGATTGGTTTTTAAAACGATTCCCTGAAGACGCAATTAAAGGGGAAAACGAAGATGAAAGAAAAAATATTATATTCTCAACAAGAACCGCGCTGGTACCCGAATTTGCAAAGATTGTATGTGTTAGTGTTGCCTTTGTTATGGATAATGGTGAAGTTAAAAAACAAACGTTTTCTGGTGATGATGAGGAACAATTATTACGTGATTGTCAGAAATTATTGGACCGTTGTGGAAGATTGGATTTCTTTCTGTGTGGGCATAATCTAAAGAATTTTGATATTCCAATGATGGCTAAAAGAATGATTATTAATGGATTACTTCCACCATCAATTTTACCGTCATACGATACAAAACCATGGGAAATTAAAGCCATCGACACTAAAGAAATTTGGCAATATGGTGCTTATACGGCGATTGGTTCATTAGATTTAATGTGTACCTCAATGGAGATTCCATCACCAAAAGAAGGTGAAATCACAGGAGATAAAGTACATAATTCATATTGGAACCATGGTAAATTAAAAGAAATCTCAGAATACTGTGAACGAGACGTTAACGTATTAATTGAGGTGATAAAAAAATTAAAAGAACTTAAATAATGTCAGAAGAAATAGATTTAGATTTTTTAAAGAAAAAAGCCGAAGAGCTAAAATCAATACTATCAATGTCAGAAAACAATGATATTGATTATAATCAAATCCTTGAGGAGTTTGGTGTTGATGTTAAACAATTAGAAGTTGATATGAAAAACTATAAAGCTCAGTTAGAATTAGGTTTTAATAAACTACATCTTGATGCCGTAACCCCAAGTTATAACTACCCAAGTGATTCTGGATTTGATTTATACTCAGTTGAAGATATTACAATTGAGGGACTTGGTAGAGGTTTAGTTCCGACAGGATTATCATTTGACATTAAAGATGGATATGAAATTCAAGTTAGGTCTAAAAGTGGGTTAGCCATTAATCAAGGTTTAATGTGTTTAAACTCTCCAGGAACGGTAGATAATGGATATACAGGTGAAGTAAAAGTAATTATATTTAATACAAATAAAGAACCTTTTACAATTACTAAAGGTATGAAAGTTGCTCAAGCAGTTTTATGTCCCGTAGTTAATGGTGGTTGGGTTTATTTGGATGAGAGAAATGAAGTAACAAAAAAAGACCGTAATAGTAACGGATTCGGTTCAACAGGAATTTAATATGATAACAATAATTTATTCAACCCATAAAGACGAAACTTATAATAACAAATTTAAACAACATTTGTTACAAACTGTTGGATTAAAACATGTTCAGATTTTAGAGTTTCAGAACAATAATCAATACAGTTTGGCTGAGGTATATAACAAAGGTATATCACAATCAATTTATGATATTGTGGTTTGTTGTCATAACGACATCAAATTAGAAAATAATTGGGGTAAGAAATTATTTAAAGATTTCGAAAATAACCCTGATTACGGAATCATTGGGAAGGCAGGGTCAACATATTTTCCTGAATCAGGAGTCTATTGGGAACGAATGGCTCAAACAATGGTTGGTCATGTATATCACCAACCTGAGGGTCGTAAAAAATGGGTTAATAAGTATTCCGCAAAATTAGATGAATTAACACCAGTAGTGACTATTGATGGTTTATTCATTTCATTCGATAAAACAAAAATAAAACATAATTTTAATGAGACTATTGGTAAGTTTCATTTTTATGACCACCCATTCTGTTTAAGTAATTATTTAGACGGGGTAAAAATTGGGGTTACATTTTCTTTTGATATTACCCACCAATCAGTTGGACGACCAAATGAGGAATTTTTTGAAAGTAAAACTAAATTTTTAGAGAAGTTCTCGTCTAAATTGCCATTAGACTTAAAACCAAACAGTATTTACGTTCCTAAAATAAACGAAAAACCAACTAAAAATATTGGTAAAGTTTCGGTAATTATACCAACAAAAGATAAGTTCGAATTAATAAGTGAATGTATTCTATCTTTTTACGAACATTGTAACCCTAATTTATTTGACATTTTTATCGCCGACACTGGGTCAACTGATGAAAATAAAGAAAAACTTAAATCATTTATTTCTGATTATAATAATATTAAATTAATTGAATATGATTATTATAATTTTGCAAAAATTAATAATGATGTGGTTAAAAACCATCTAAATAACACTCACGAATATTTGTTATTTTGTAATAATGATATTAAATTATTAAACAACGTTATTTATGGTATGTTAAAAATATTCAAAACAACTCCAAAAGTTGGTACTGTCGGTTGTCGTCTACATTATTTAGATAATACCGTACAACATGATGGTATGGTAATTTATATTCATAACAATATAATACAATTAACACATTCGGGATTAAAAGGATATTATACTTATACACCATCAATAAAAAAAGTATTGGGGTCTACTGCAGCTCTATTAATGATTAATAAAACCATATTTGAAAAGTGTGGTTATTTTAACGAAAATTATCAAACTTGTTTAGAGGATGCGGAATTAAACATCAAATGTCTTTCATTAGGTCTAAATAATTATTATGACGGTAATTTAGTTGCTTATCACTATGAGAGTCAAACCAGAGGAGATAATGATGATAATTACCGTCAAGATTACATTAACACTTTTTATCCTTTTATGATTAAAAACGAAAACAATATTAAACCTTTTATATTTAAATTAAACTAATGGCACAAGGAATTTACCAAATAACAGAAAATTTTGAAACTAAACTATCCGAATATACAGGTGCGAAGTACGTTGTAACAGTGGATAATCAAAGTAACGCATTATTCTTATCACTAATGTATGAGAATATTAAAGGTATGGAAATTGAGATTCCATCCAGAACATACCCATCGGTACCATGTGAGATTATTCATGCGGGAGGTAAGGTTAAATTTACCCCTGTTGAGGGTAAAACTATAAAAGGTGCGTACCAGTTGTCCCCAACAAAAGTTTGGGATTCGGCACTTAGGTTTACTAGTAATATGTACATACCTAACACTCATATGTGTATCTCATTCACAGGACCATACAAACACTTTAAACTGTCTAAGGGTGGTGCAATTTTAACAGACGACTATGATGCGTATCTTTGGTTCAAACGAGCAAGATATAGTGGGAGAAGAGAATGTTCATACCATGACGACCATTTTGATATGTTAGGTTGGAATTTTTATATGATGCCCGAATTAGCCGCGAGAGGTTATTTATTAATGAATCAGTTCTATAATATGGATGGGACTCCAAAACATAATGAGGATTTAGAATTACCTTATCCAGATTTATCAAATTTTAAAATATATCAACAATGAAAAATTACAAATTTACAGAAGAATGGTTTACCAACGATGGGTTATCCGTATTAAATAATTTAGACCCAACAAAAGAAATTCATATCCTTGAGATAGGTTGTTTTGAGGGTAAATCCACTATTTGGTTTTTAGATAATATTTTACAAAACGACAAATCAACGATAACTTGTGTCGACCCATGGACTAATTTTAGTCAAGATAATAATAGTTTAAATTCTTACTTTAAAGATAACGCTGAATGGTTATTAAGTGAAAGAAAAACTAAAGAAATGTTTTTACATAATATTAATGAAAGTACAAACGCCAATAAGGTAATCGTTAGGGAAGGTCTTTCAAATAAAGTCTTACCATTTTTAATTACTGAAGGAAAAATGTACGATATAATTTTTATTGACGGTAATCATACCGCACCATATGTTATGATGGATGCGATTATGTCATGGGAATTATTAAATGATAATGGTATTATTATTTTTGACGATTACTTATGGGAAATGAGTCGGCCAACAAACTTAAGACCGAAAGAATCTGTAGACTATTTTATGTTAACCTTTTCTGACTATATTACCGAATTACATTCAAATTACCGTAAAATAATTAAAAAAATAAAATAAAAAAATCGAGAATAGGTACAGGTGAGTTTGGAAGGAAAGTGAGTAATAATCTTTCTTTACTGTCTATAAAAATTAATTAAAATAACTATGTTTTATACTAAAGAAGAATTAAAATTAATTGGATTTAAATCAATTGGGGAAAATGTTTTGATTTCAAACAAATGTTCAATTTACAATCCACGGAACATATCGATAGGTAACAATGTTAGAATTGATGATTTTTGTGTGATTAGCGCTGGTGAAGGTGGAATTAAAATAGGTAACTATGTTCACATTGCCGTTTTTTGTAGTTTAATCGGGAACGGTAAAATAACACTTGACGATTTTTCAGGATTATCATCAAGAGTATCAATATACAGTTCAACTGATGATTATAGTGGTAATTTTTTAACAAATCCAACAGTAAGTAAAGAATACACTAATGTTATATCAGGTGATGTTAGGTTAGGTAAACACGTTATTGTTGGTGCGGGGAGTGTGATATTACCAAATGTTAATATTGATGACCATAGTTCTGTTGGTTCGTTATCATTAGTGACTAAAGATGTTGAAAAGTCTAAAATTGTTGTTGGTATACCATCTAAGGTCATAAAAAATAGAGAAAATAATTTATACAGTTTAGAATGCGAGTTTCTGAAAAAATAACTATAACAGATAAAATGGTGAGGGATTTTTCCGAACTGTCTGGAGATAAAAATCCAATCCACTTAGATGATGAGTATTCCAAAAATAGTATATTTGGAAAAAGAATTGCACATGGAATGTTATTATCTTCCTTTTTTTCTAAGATAATTGCAACCTATTACCCTGGTGAAGGTTCAATATATTTAAAACAAGATTTAAATTTTAAAAACCCTTGTTACATTAATGATGAGATTGAAATTGTGATTGAGTTAGACAAAAAAGAAAATAATAAGTATTTTTTAAAAACAAAAATAATAAGAGACGATGTAGAAATTATTGATGGTAATGCGATAGTTTTAAAAAAATAAAGTAAAAACTAAATAATCATGAAACTATCAATTATAATATCAACATACCAAAGAACAGATAACTCAACACCTTTTTACTTAAAAAGAGCGTTAGATTGTGTTTTTAATCAAACTCATGAAGATTTTAAAGTTTACGTTATTGGAGACAAGTACGAAGATAATGAAGAGTTTATTAACATATGTAAAAGTTACGATAAAGATAAACTCTATTTTGAAAACCTCCCGTTTGCTAAAGAAAGGGACCGTTATGGTAAAGGGTATGCTCTTTGGTCTTACGGTGGTGTTAACGCGGTTAACTACGGAATTGATAAATCATTAGACGATGGAAACTATTATATTTGTCATTTGGACCATGACGACGTATGGGAACCAAATCATTTAGAAGTAATTAATAAATGTCTATTAAATACAAACGCCGATTGGGTTTGTACTAAGTCAACTTACTTGTCACCAGAAAAAACTATGCCAAAAATAATTGGTATCGAAAATCATTATATTAATTTTCTACCAAGTTATGCGACATTAATCCATTCTTCAGTATGTATGAATTTTAATACAATACCATTTAAATATCGTGATTTATTTGATGAAACAGGGGTTGTTGGGTTACCCTCTGATGGTGAATTATGGAATAGATGTAGAGAACATATATTAAAAAATAACTTAAAAAGTTATTTAATTAACTCAATAACCTGTCACCATGATGAAGAAGGATTTGAAAGAAATTGATTTACATAAACAGTAACTAAAGTATATTTTAAAAAACAATTAACATTTAAGTTTTTAACATGACAGAAAGAAAAAAAAGAAGTACAGTACCACCAAAACCAGTTGATGAGTACAAACCAAGACTAACAAAAAAAGAATTAATATCACAAATCATAAAGAAAAAATCTAAAGAGAAGTTTCTTTCGGAAAGTCAAAGAAAGTATTATGACATTTTAACTAATAGTCAAATTACCATTTGTTCAGGACCTGCAGGTGTTGGTAAAAGTTACATAGCGATGAAAGCGGCGGTAGATTTACTCGCAGACCCTACAACACCTTATGAAAAAATCATTATTGTAAGACCCGCAGTTGAGGCCGAAGAAAAATTAGGTTCACTCCCTGGTAATGTTGAAGAGAAATTAGACCCTTACATTTTCCCATCGTATTATTTATTAAATAAGATTATTGGTAAAGAAGCGAGAGAAAAATTAAAAGAGATTGAAGCTATCGAAGTTTTTGCATTGGCCTACATGAGAGGTATGAACATCGACAATTCAATTCTACTATTCGAGGAGGCTCAGAACTCAACACCAAGTCAAATGAAATTATTATTAACAAGGATTGGGTTTAATTCTAAATTCTTCCTTTCAGGTGACTTAGAACAATTTGACCGACATAAAGATAAAACTCAGACAGGGTTGTGGGACGCACTACAAAAGTTTCAAAATATGGATGATATTGGAACATTCGAATTCAAACCTGAAGATGTGGTTAGAAACCCATTAATTAGTAAAATCCTAAAAAGATACGAAAACTAAAATAATTACGAACCCAATAAGTATAAATTCAATTTAATTTACTTATTGGGTTTTTTACATATTTTTTTACGTATATGAGAATAGGTATAGAAATTAATGGTGTTCTACGAAACACTTTAGACAAAATAGAACAAACTTATCAAAAATTCATGATTGATAAGACTGACGGTATTGAGGAAGAAAACACCTTCAATTACGAGATAACAACACCTGTTGATAGTCTTGATTTAAAAAAACATTTTAGTTTTGAAAATGATGAGGAGTTATACTCATTCTTGTATGAAGAATTTCCTATGGAAATTTTTGGACATGCTCAATCAGCAGAATACTCAACATTTAACGATTTAAATGAAATCTACTTAAAATTAAGAAATGAACATGATTTAATTATTATTTCTGACGAAATTAATAAATCAAAACCCGCTTCATTATTTTTCTTATCTAAATTTGGATGCGAATTTGAAAAGGTAAAATTCTATAGTAATTTAACAATTAACTCTATGTGGGATGAAATTGATGTTTTACTTACCGCAAATCCCGCACTATTATTAGACCATCCATCAGATAAAACATTAATTAAATATGAAACAATTTATAACAATAATGTTGAATCGGAATACACAATAAACACAATCAAAGAATTGGAAGATAAATTAAAAATTATTTTATAATGTTAAAAATATTAGGAGAACATTACTATTTGGATTTAGATAAGATTGACGAATATATCCAAATAAAACAAGAGCCGTCATCTTCTTCGGGTGAAACCGATAGTACACAAATTAATATCGTAAAATACGAAACGATTAAACTCATGTTAGATGTTATTATGGATGATGGAGATGAAGTCGACGAAACTTTAGCAGGTAAAGGGTCAGAGATTACAATTCCATTTAAATTAGCCTTTAACACACTTTTAAATAAAAAATTACTAAATAAATACTAATACAATGAATAAAGAACAAATTTCAAAATTAGAACAGTCAGTTCAAAACATGAAAGATAAGAAATCAAGAATCTATCTTTTAGTTCAGGATACTAAGGGTAATGCCAAAGCATCAATCGCCTACATTTATAATTTAGGAATGGCATTATTAAACGAAGGATATAACCCAATCATTTTACATGAGAAACCTGATTATACAGGAGTATCAGGATGGTTAGGTGAATCATACATGACATCATTACCTCATAAATCTATCGAAGGTCAAAACTTAGAGGTTTCACCTGAAGATTTTATTGTTATCCCTGAATTATACGGATTTGTAATGAGTCAAATCGCTAAATTACCTTGTGGTAAAATTGTGTTATGTCAAGCTTATGACCACGTATTGGAAACATTACAACCAGGTCAATCTTGGTCACAATTAGGGTTTTACAAATGTATTACTACATCAGAAACCCAAATGGAGTTTTTAGAAAACTTAATGAAAGGTATTTCTTATGATGTTTTAAAACCATTCATTTCGGAATCATTCACCAAACAAACATTACCACCAAAACCAATTGTTGCAGTCCATTCAAGAGACCAAAGAGATTCGGTTAATTTAATTAAATCTTTCTACATAAAATTCCCTCAATATAGATGGGTCACTTTTAGAGATATGAGAGGTTTATCCGAAGAAGAATTTTCTAAATCATTAAAAGAAAGTTTCTTATCTGTATGGATTGATGAAACAAGTGCTTATGGTACATTCCCATTAGAATCAATGACTTGCGGGGTACCTGTTTTAGGTTTAACACCAAACTTACTACCATCTTGGATGTCAGAGGATAATGGTATATGGATTAACAATAAAAATCAAATGGTTGATTTTGTTGCTGACTTCTTACAAAATTGGTTGGAGGACAATGTTAACCCTAATTTATATGAGGAAATGATTAAAACAGTTGAGAATTTACCAACAAAAAAAGAATTCAATGAGGTTTCGGTAAAATTATTTACTGATTATATTAACACAAGATTTGCCTCATTTCAAGAACAATTAACTAAACTAGAAACTATCGAAGAGTAATATGGAAAACACACAAAAATTTGACGTATCGGTTATTTTACCAATTAAGTCAGGAAAAGCAAACGGATTTACTGAATATTTTGAAAAATGTATTGAGTCATTAAAAAATCAAAAAGTTGGTATCAATGAATTAATTATAGTTCACACTAACGAAACACATATTGTAGATTACTTAAATCAATTTGATTTTGGTACTTTAAATGTAGTTAAAGTTGCGTGGACAAAAGACGCTAACTACGCATCACAAATAAATCATGGTGTGAGGTCGGCAAAATCTAAATGGGTTTCTCTATTTGAGTTTGACGATGAGTATTCAAGTATTTGGTTTAAAAACGTTGAGGTCTACGCTAACTCATATCCTGATGTTGACGCATTCTTACCTATCGTTGTTGATACAGACCAAACAGGTAAATTTGCAGGATTTACAAATGAGGCAACATTCGCAGCAAACTTCACACCAGAAATGGGTATTTTAACTCATGAAACTTTATTAGAATATCAGAATTTTCAAACTTCAGGTATGGTTATTAAAACATCATCTTTTATTGATTTTGGTTTAATTAAACCATCATTCAAATTAACATTTGGATATGAATTTTTCTTAAGAATGACACATAACTCAGTTAAGATTATGTCAATACCTAAGATTGGGTATAAACATGTTAACTTGAGAGACGGGTCTATTTTTTGGAATTATAAAAATGGTGACGATAGATTAACGGAAGGTGAAGTAAGATTTTGGATTGACTCGGCCAAAAAAGAATACTTTTTTATTAACGACAGGGCCATAAAGTATGAACCCCAAACAGTTTAATGACAGAAATTATTAATTTAACAGGAAACACCAATGTTGAGTTAAAAAAGAAAGGTAGAAAACCAACACAATTAAATTATTTTGATGTTCCCGAAGAGCAGGCCGTTGTTAGATTTTTAGAATCAACCTCCTACGAAGAACGAAATAAAATTTATAATGATTTTTTAAAAAAACCTTTAGATAAGATGATATCTTCGATAATTCGAAGATACAAATTATATAGAAAAGACATGGACTTTACGGAGATACATGTAGACACTCACTCATTCTTAATGACAAAAATTGAAAAGTTTAAACCCTCTAGAGAGAAAAAAGCTTATTCATATTTTGGTACAATCTGTAAGAATTATCTTATGGGTCAAATTATTAAGGACCAAAAAGAAACTAACCGAAAAATATCATATGAAGATATCTCAACGAGTATAGAAAATAACCCTAACTTTTCTTACAGTATAGAAAAAGAAGGTATTGATTCAGAAAAAGTAATTAAAAACTTTTTACTTGAGTTAGATAATTTGCTAGAAAATGAGAGTTTATCGGAAAACGAAATCAAACTAGGTCATGCGTTACATGACCTTTTTGAGAATTATGAATCTATTTTTATCGGTAACGATAATAATAAATTTAATAAAAATATTATACTACTCTCATTAAGGGAAATGACTAATTTGTCAACCAAAGAAATTAGGGGGTCAATGAAGAAATACAAAACAATGTATTATACTTTAGTGGAGAATATGGTTAAATAAAATTTTATAGTTAATATTTATTGTAATGGGAAGACCACAAAAAAAAGAAATTAATTTAACTAAAGAGTCGATGTTATCTTTGATGCAAGAAATCTATAATGAACTTGTTGAACAAAGAAACACTGCGATTAGAATACAAAATAAAATGTTGACAATGATGAAAGAACCTGAAGATATGACTCTAATAGGTCCTGTTATTGAAAAGCAACAAAAAATCATTAACGATTGTGTTGAAAAGAAATTAACATTATCTAAACTGCAATCTACTATGTGGGAAAAATCTAATACCGCAGGAAGTGGTAGTTTCTCAATTACTGATTTAGGTGTGGATGATGATTTATTAGAAAATTTAATACTAAAAGACGCGTCTAAACCTGACGGGTCTTACAAAATGAAAAACTAACTAAAATGGCATCATTAGATTTAGGTCTTGATTATAAAGACGCACAAAAAAAGATTGCGGCGACCACCACATATAAGGATTTAAAAACTCAATATGATGACACTTCTAAAAAAGCTGGAGAGTCTTTTGATACTGCCAAACAAAACGTTACTGAGTCTATAGATAAAGTCAAAGAACAGACTAAAAGATTTCAAAGGGAAATCAAAAATCAATTTGAACAATTACTAGATATTAATAATCTTACTGGTGGTAAGGGAGGTAGTTCAATTAGTTACGTTAAAAAAACATTAATTAGGGTTATTAAGAATATTGAACCTAAAATTATTGAGCTTCTTATGGAAGAAGCAATAAATGCGGTTGGTTGTGACCAACAACAAACATATGCGGCTCAGGTGGTGTATGTTAAAGTAAGTTCAATAGACTTGATTAACCTATTAAAAAAAGACCCGTCAAGTAAAGAAGGTAAAGTCTTATACGAAAGAAATCCTGTTAACGTACAACTTTATCCATTCTCAATGAACAAAGAGTTGTATCAAAGAATTCAAAGTGGTCAACCTTACTCAACTGACAACGGTCAACAATATATTGGTCAATCAGGACAAGCGTTATTTGATATTCAATACGTTGACACAAATAACTTAGGAGAAACTGGTCCGTGGTTTAAGGTAACTCTACCTAATAGAGCAAACAATATTAATAAAGTTGGTACTTTTTTAGCCGATTATTATAGAACAACTAAAGTTGTTGAGTTCACAAATATTATGGCAAATATTATGGAGTCATTAAGTGGAGCCATATCTATTAGTGCAAATGTTGGAGTAGCTCAAGCCGAAGACACTAATAAACTTATGTTAATCATCCAAAGGGTTTTAGGTTTATGTTTTGATAATAAAAAAGAAATCGATGTTAGTGGTATTGCAAAATTAGCCGAACTCGATGATATTGATGAGTCGTTTTTTGAATTCACAGATATTGATTTACGTAATATTGACCAAAGAGTAACTAACATTAAAAATGGTGTGATTGAATTTGAGGATTGTGGTAATGTTAAATTACCCGTTAATTATGATGACATTCTAAATGATTTAGGTACATTAAATTTTATTGAGGATAAGGATTTAGTCGATGCTGCTGACGCATTAACTCAAACATTAATTAACAATCCTGAATGGCAAGGTTTTGCTATTGAGGGGAATATTAAAGCCACGGTAGATTTAAACTTCCTTAAATTAATCGTTCAAGGAATTGCCGCGTCGTTACTATCTCCAAAAGTATTATTACCAATATTTGTAATGTTAAAATCATTAGGTCAAACATTTGTTGATGGTGTTAACTCATTCGTCGCTTTCATGAAAACATTTAAAAAGTTTTTTATAAACTTAATGTCAAAAATAGGAGCTTTATTTGTTAAGGAACTTTTTGAAATAATTAAAAAAGATATTTTAAATTTAATCCAATCAGTAATTCAAGATGTTGCTAGAGAAAAAATGGATAAAAGAATTATTATGATTTTAAAGTTAATCCAACTTATAATTGTTGTGGCTCAGTTTATATCGGATTGGCGTAAATGTAAGAGTGTTATTGATGAAATTCTATCATTGTTAAAGATTGCGACTTCTGGATGGGGTGGTGAAATACCATTACCTCTATTATTTGCATCTCAATTTATGGATGGATATTCTGAATCTCGTGCGTTTATTGGAGCTATTGAGGAAATGCAAAAACTTGGTATCCCAACAGGTACAATGCCAGATGGAAGTCCTAATTTAGATGTTCTAAAAATGTTAGGGCAAATGAAATCTATGTCATCGGAAGAGGCTGAAAATGGTAAGGTACAAATTGCAATACCACCATTAACAATGACACCAGCAGGTCTGACAGTTCCTTCGAGTGCTTTCGGTAAAAAAATGTAATTATGACAAAAAAAGAACAATCGGAAAAAGCCGTAAAAATAATAAAAGACTACAAATCACACTCAAATAAAGATTTGACTTTTGTTATGGATTTTATTCAGGAAGATTTTAAATTTACCAAAGATGCGGTCATTAAAATGACCGAACATTTAGATAAATTAGAATTAACTTACAATACTATTCTTAAAGAATATCAAAACAGAACTATTAAATAATGAAAATAGACCAATCTAATAAGTATCAAATTATATTTCCTGGTATCGTTTACGATAACCAAGACCCGATGATGTTAGGTAGACTTAGAGTAATACCTGAAACACAAACATATAGTGATATTTTAGCTTCAGTTCCTGATTGGAATGAGGAAATAGATAAATGGACTTCTAAAGACCCGTTAATTTTTTTACCATTACTACCTTTTTATTTTAGCCAAGTACCGAAAAAAGACGAGTACGTACATATTATATATCAAAATAAAAAATTTAATTTCCAAAGTCAATTTTATATTCAAGGACCGTTTTCGTCACCAATGACAACACCTTTTGAGTATTATCAAGGCGCTAAGAAATTTTTAGCTGCGGGAGATAGAATTAAACAAGGTATTTCGATTAAAAATAGTGATGGGCAATATCGTAACAAAGATAGTTATGGTGTATTTCCCGAACCTGGTGATAACGCATTGTTAGGACGTGGTTCCGCCGATGTAGTTGTTAAAGAAAATGAGGTTTTAATTAGAGCGGGTAAAACAAAAGTATTAAGTACAACACAATTACCTGTTGGAAATGCGATGAGGTCATTCTTACAACTTTCAAATTTTACCCAACAAAAAGTTTTATTACCCCAAGAAAGTCAAGCTAGATTAGTTGAAAATGTAAAGGTAGTTAAAAAAATAATAATCTGGGATATTGAAAATTTAGAAAACACTCAAAATGTTTTTAATGGGTCTGTTGGATTATACAATGTAATACCAAGTCAGAAAGTTAACAGTAAAAATTTTAAGTCCGACACTATCCTTAACTTAAGTGTTGGTACCGATTATAGTGGCCCTATTGAGGAAGTAAAATTTACCGCCAAAAGTTTTAACGAATCATTAACTTTAATTAATAAATTTAGTGATGGAGTTTTTAAAAAATTTATTGATTTACCTAATTATGTTGTTAACAACCAATTACGTAATATACCTCAAGACCAAATATTTCCATTTGTTGTTACCCCATCAAAATTAACTTATGAAAAAGGTGTTAAATTCTCACCATCACAAGTTGTAAATGATGTTGCGGAACTAACTAATTATGTTAATTTTTATAGTAAAATTAAATTAAATATGGGGTTAGTTAATAGTGGGTGGTTTTTAGTTTGGGAAAACAAAAATGGAACTGCACTTATTGGACCTCAAGGGGATATTAAAACTGAAACAGTTACTCCATCCGAGTTTGTACCTTCAGATGTCACTTATGGTGTCTTAGGAGCTCAAAAAATTTATTTACTATCTCAAGACTCTACAGGACCTAAAGGTAAGATTAGTTTAAGTCAAACTTTATATGGTATACCACAAGATAAATTTATTGGTGACGAAAGTAGTATTTTTAATAAGACATACCCAACAACAAGAGGTGATGAGTTAATGAAACTACTTAGAAAAATATTTTCATTTGTTACTGGTCACGTACATCCTGTGGCTACGGCACCACCTATTCCTGTTGCCGCAGGTAACGGACAAACCTCCGCAGAAATTAATGCAATTCTTGCTGACGCAGAAAATACCATCCTAAATCAAAATATCCGAATTAATTGATATTTATAAGTAAAACACTTAAATGTCAATTAATAACTCCTACTTTAGTAAGAACAATACTATCATATCCAACAGTTTCACCAATACTGGTAGAAACCCAGTTACGGAATTGTTTTATGGTTCTACCGCAGTGTCTCAATATCCTAGTGGGTATAGTAGATTCATATTCGATTTAGACCTTTCATTACTATTTCAGAAGATAAATGACGGTACAATTTCTACAACTTGTAACGACACAATTGTTCACACTTTAAGAATGGTGAATACCTCAACCTTTGATATTGAGTTATTAAACACCTCAACATCTCAAGGTAGAAAAAGAGCCACGTCATTTGATTTAATTTTATTCAGAATCCCATACATTAATAACAACCCACTAAACCCACAGATTTGGGATGAAGGTGTTGGTTATGATTTTGCTGATTTAGTTTATGAATATAGTGATACGGACAAATCTTTTTCTGATAGACCCTCGAATTGGTTTCAAACAACGACAATTGGTGTTTGGACTGAGCCTGGTGTCTACAATAACTTAAACAGTGGGGTTGTTCCTTTTAGCTCATTAACTATCGTTGACACACAACATTTTGAATTTGGTAATGAGAACGTTAGTTTTGACATGACTAGTGAAATTAATTCAATTATTGATGGTTCATTAACTAATGTCACAGGATGGGGAATTGCTTACAAACCTCAGGTCGAAAACTTATCAGGTCTTACTGATACCTATGAAACTCAATTTTTTACAAGACATACTCAAACATTTTACGAACCATTTTTAGAAACAAACTATAATGACCTTATTGAAGATGATAGAAACTTATTTTCTTTAGGTAGAACAAACAAACTTTATTTGTACTTGTTTGATAACGGTAACCCAATCAATTTAGACAATAATCCAAGTGTTACTATTATGGATTCATCGGGAAATGACATTCCTGGATTAACAGGGTTAACCGCTTGTCAAAGAACTAAAGGTGTTTATGAAATTGTTATACCACCAATAATTGGTTATAAAACACCATGTATGTTTACTGATAAATGGTACAACTTAAATTACAATGGTTTCCCATTACCCCAATCGTTTAATGAGTTTACAATACAACCATTAAAAAATTCAATTCAGATTGGTACTAATTCAGTCGACCCTAAATTATATGGGTTTGACTTTTATGGTATTAAACAAGATGAAAAAATATACAATACTGATATTAGAAAAGTTGGTGTTGTCATTAAACAAGCTTACACAACTCAAAAACTTTTACAAAATGTTGACGCTCACTACAGAGTATATGTTAGAGAAGGCCAGACTGAGGTTGAGGTTCAAGGTTGGACCAAAATCAACAGGACGCCAAACGAATATTATTTTATGTTTGACACTAGGGATAAAATACCTAACGAGTATTATATAGATATTAAGGTGGATAGTAGTGGAGAGATAAATACATACAAACGACAAGTTAAATTTCAAATCGTTAATATGAAGTATTTAGATTAATAAGATATTTATAATAAAAACAAAATGTTAAATAATATAAAATTATTAAATTTTACATTATAACCTATAAAAATTAAAAAAAAAATAACACAAAAGATATGGCAAATTATATTATAAATGAATGTTTAACTAATGATGTATACATTCTTTCTGCAGCAACGTTAACTTTGGGGGCCACAGTAGAGTTCGATATTAGCGAGGCTCGATTTTGTGGTACTGTTGGGGCAGTAACAGAAAGCGCGGAAACTCTAAATATATCCTTTGTTCAATTACACGACGATTGTTGTACGTGTTTAAGTGGTCTTACAGAGTCTTTAAATTTTAAATTTATAGGATGTAATGACTTAGAAGTGTTTAATATTGAAGCAACTAATTTTTGTCGTGAATATGGTACTCCTACAACAGGTATTACTTATGAAATACAATTTGGTTCTGAAACACCATTTTGTGCTACTTTTGATGAGTTATCACTAACGGGTGAAACAAATTATCATTACAGTTCAGGGCCATTTTTAGATTGTGAAGATTGTAAAAATCTACCACCATTATCGTCTAACACTGAAACCACCATATGCCAGGAAATATGCGACAATTCGGTAATTACAATAATTCCTCCACATCCAACCTATACAAATAGTGCTGGTAGAGAAGTTGTTCAAATGAACGCGGTTCTTATTGGTGGTAACGGATTAAACGGGTAATTAGTAAGACTAATAATAAAAAATACAAGAAATAACCTTAATTATTTTAAGGTTATTTTTTTTTGTCAATATTTTTACTATCTTTGTACTTAAGATAATGTAATCAACATACAACAAAAAAATGAAAATATATTTAAAGAGGGTTCTAAAGAGATGGTACACTAAATTTACTCTTTGGCACAAGTATCGATTTTTCACAGAAAAAAGTCGACTATCGGAAAATGAAAAGATTTGTACCGCAATTTGTCGTAGACTTATTAATCATCCTGATTCTAAATTTTTAATTGCTCCACTATCAGGTAAGAAATATATCAAGAATGTTACGTTAGGTTTATTTATCCTTATGGACGATAGAAAAATTAGTATTACCAATCACGTATACCATTATGATATAGTTTTGTCTCAGAGAGATTGGGAAAAATTAAATGTTTTGTATGATAACAAAACAGAGATTATGAGACAAGGGTACGAAGATGAAATAAAATCACAAATAGTTCATTCTTTATCATCAATATTAGAAAAAATTGCTTAACTTTGTAATATGAAAAAATTAATCACACTCATCGTTTTAGTCTTAACCACATGTGTTGGTTTCGCTCAGGTTGAATCCTCTATTAAGAAGGCGGGGAACTTCTATGAGTTAAGTGATTTATGGGTTAAAGATTCCGTATCCGTTAAGTTGTTACTTAACACATACAAGATTGATATCACTAATCTTGATTCAGTTAGATTTTTCAAGGACTTCAAACTTAATCAAACGTTACATAATGAATTCACATACGATTCATACGTATATATCCAAGATAAGAAAACAGGGGTTGTCACATTAGATAGTATTCCACATACTAATACTCATCCTAAGTTAGGTAAGTATGTTTTAATCTACTGCTTTGATGACTACACTGATAAGAAAATTATCAACATCAAAGTGTTCTAAATAAAAAAGAGGTCTAATGACCTCTTTTTTTTTTATTCTGTATAATCTTTAATTTTAATTACAAACCTTCTATTAGGTTGTGTTTGGTCAGTAGTAGTTGATTTTTCTTTTGTCCATCCTGGCCCGAACTCAGTCGTTTCACCTTTACCAATAGGGGTCATAACAATACCCGTTTTCTCTTTAATCATATTAGCGATTGTATTTGCTCTTTGTTGTGATAAACATTGATTATACTCACCAATAGTTTTAGATGATTGACATGCAGGTAATTTACCAATTATTCTATCGTTAGGGTCTTTATCTCTTGATGAATATCCGATAATTAATGGGACGTTTTGTAATAAGAATTTACCATACTTAGGATATGTTTTCAAGTAACCATTTAAATTAGAAATAAATTTATCAATCTTATCTTGAGCTTCAGGTTTTAATTCTGTTTTGTCAAATACGAACGGTTCTGTAATATCCAAACTAATATTAGTCGGTGTTGGTGTTGTTTTTTTTGATGACCCACCAATTGTAACTTCAGTACCAGGTCTTGCGCCAGGATATAACATCACATAATACCCTTTTCCACCCTTCTTATAATACATCATAGGTGAAATGGTAGTATCTTTAGATTCGGTCATTCCGATTGATTTTAAGACACTTATGTCCTCTGCAACAATATTACCCGTGTAAACAACTGGTTTACCGATTGAGGCCTTATTAGGAACACCTTCAGGTGCCACGGCAATAAATTTGTATCTTACATTATTATATTGTCCAGGTTGTATATCAGAACGAACTATATCATTCCAATAAAACTCTGTGAATTCGATATTTGTTCTATAGTCCTCGTCAAGTACTTCACCTGTTTTAACATCTACTTTGAAGTCGTATAACTCCCCGTTTAATGCGTAGTCTGGTTTTACTTCACCTGTTGATTTATTAAATAATACCGTGTATAATTTTCCATCAATAATTTTAAATCCTAAACCTGTTGCACCTAACTTATAATAAGTTTTTTCATCATCTTGTTCAGATAAAATTCTTTTTACCATTCGAATAATATCACCTTCGTTAAGTTTAATTACTTTCTTTTCACCAACAACTACAGTGTCTTTTTTTATTTCAATCCACTCTTTTAGAGTTGTGATTGGTACAATACTTTTTTTACCTCCAGGTGTTTGGTTTATATTATTACCTTCATCATCACCAGATGTTAAAGTAGGGTGATTCTTAATATAATTGGAGATGTTTTTTGCTTTATTTTCCATCTTTTTAATTTTCTTTTTAGGGGTACTCATTTTACCGTCATAACTGTCGTATCCCAACTCAGTATTGACATACTTTGATACGGGTGTTATAAATGGTTGTAACGACTCTTTACTAAATTCTCTAACACCAGGTTGTAAAGGAGAAACATAGGACCCTCTACCCCCATTACTGTCAGAAGTTGCCTCGAGTAATACTTTCTTTATTAATTGATTTAGCATAGATATTTTAGTATACTTATAAATATATCAAAAAAAGATATTTTCACAATGGAAGAACAACAATTATTTGGAAAACTATTCGACACAATACCTCTACTAACTGAGGACCATTTAGACGTGCTACTACAATCTATGGATAAAGACAATGCTTCATACCTATTAATACAAGCGGTTAAGAAGGCATACCACGAGGGGGTTTATTCTTTAGGTGAGGCAGAGGTTGTATCAAGAGCAATTAGAGTTATGTCAAAACAGGAAATTAAAAATGAAACAGAAGATTAAATTAGCGTTAATCGCTCACGACGGTAAGAAGGCCGATATGGTATCATTCGTAATGAAACGACTACCTTTCTTCACTTCAGATAATGTTGAAGTAGTTGCCACAGGTACAACAGGAAAACATTTAAAACATGCTGGATTAACTAAGGTTGAGACGATGTTAAGTGGTCCTATGGGTGGTGACGCTCAGATTGCGTCAATGATTGTAAACAAAGAAGTCGATATAGTTATATTCTTTATCGACCCCTTAGAAGTTCATCCACATCAAGTAGATGTTAGTATGTTATTAAGAATTTGTAATGTCCATGACATTGCAATCGCTACGAATTATTCTACCGCTAGTAGATTAATCAGTCCCTTAGAAGATTAAACCGTTAAGCTATCAACAGGTTCATCTGTTGCTGACGCAACTGTAGTTCCAGCGGGTGTTTGTACTCCTGCGGGTGTTTGTACTCCTGCAGGTGTTTGTACTCCTGCGGGTGTTTGAGTTCCCGAACTTTTACTCAAATCAATACCCGTACAAGCATTAATTGCGTTCATAGTATTAGTACCGTATATACCATCCTCAACTAATTTTTTAGATATCTTAGTACATTTATCGTTAATTTTAACTTGTACATCTAAAACTTTTTGTTTACATCTTGTAGGATTTTTAGTTGTTGTACAATCTACTTTTCTATCTTGGGATGCAGGAGCTGCGGTTGCAGGAGCTGCGGTTGCAGGAGTTGCGGTTGCAGGAGCTGCAGTTACAGGAGCTGGTGTTTGTTCCATTAATCTATTTTTATACGTGTTATGTAAATTTAAAATAGACTCTTTTTCAGATTCAGTTATTTTTATAATTTTCTTCATTTTAATAATTAATAATTTAAAGTTTAGTCAATACCATATCTAAATCTGTATCTGAAGGTATTGTTGGTTGTTTAACTTTTGTCTTAGTATTTGTCTTAGTATTAGACGATTCTTTACCACAAGAATAACTGGCCATAGTTCCGTCGACCAATTTTTTTCTACCATTCCCGTAATAAACCACCCCATCAATTATGTAAGCAATACTACCGTCACTCAATTTTGATGATTTCGCTTTTGGGTTACTTGGAATACAAGGAAATTTTTCAAATCCCTTTACGACACTTGATTCCTTTTGTGCCGCCAATTTTTTACCAAGGTCAACACTGTTTTCATATGCGTCTAATAATGGTAAAAAAACATATTGTTTCCATTCACCCTCAGAATCGATGTCCCCATCAATTGCTGCGAATAAACTTTCACCATGTCTTGTATTATATATGTTTGACATCGCACATAAATCAGGAATTGTTGTGATTTTTTGTAGATTACTTTTAATTGCATCCTCATCAGTACCCATACCATCAACCGCTGCGTTAATACCATCGGCAATACCATTTAATGTGGCTCTACTCAGTGTTGATTTACCAACTTCTTTTAAATTTCCACAAGCTTGTAAAATTTTTTCGGCACCTTTGTAAGAATAATTCCCACCATTAATTAATCCGTTAATTAATCCAATCGCTCCACCGATAATTGCTCCTGGAACTAAACCAACGGCTCCACCAATTGCAGCACCTGTTGCCATTGACGCCATTACACCATCTTCGGCTAACTCATTTTCAGATGACATCATAGTGTCGTCTTCTTTAAGATATTGTTTTTTAGTTGCTTCTTTATGAAGATTTAGAATTCTTTTAGATTCTTCTTCATTTAAAAAATATAATTTTTTCATACCTATTTCTGTTTAATATATAAATATCTGTTTTTTCGAAAAAAAAGTTGTGGATTCAGTATATTTACTTATCTTTGTAATGTGGTTGAGGGAAACGATTCAGATACAACTAAATCAATCATAATGGTTAGGACGAAAACCTCCTAATTTGAACGGGATAGAAACGATTTAGATACTAAGTCCCGTTCTTTTTTAAATCCAAATAACAAATTGGTCTTTACCAACTCTAAAAGATAAATCATACGATTCTCTAAAAACGGTAATTATAAGTAATTTCCAATAGGAGCCACCACCATGTTTTGGTACTATGACCATAGCGATTTCTTTTTCTTTTGATTTAATAACAAATGCTACATCATCTTTAATCTCTCCTGTGGTAATTCCTTCCGCAATTTCTCGTCTACAACTCTCAATTATATATTTTAATTCACCGTTAGATATTTCTCTATCATTATAATCAGGAATATCAGTTCTGTTTTTTCTTTCATATGCGTGGGTAGTTCTATCAATCTCAAAACCAAAGGCAATTTCTATTTTGGCCATAATATGCCCAATTTTCTTTTCTAATAATAAATGTTCTTTGATTAATCTACGTAATTCGCTCATATAATATAAATACTTGTAAAACAAAAAAAGGGACGATTACTCGTCCCTTTTCATATTATTTAAGATGTTGATTATCTCAATTCTCTTAAGTCGAATGTTCTAACTCCATCAACTGTGATACGTCCGTAGAAACGGTTGTTAACCATTTTCTTAGCGTAACGTGTCATAATACCTTTAATAGGTGTGAAGTTGAATGGGTTATACATTGTAGGTGTTAATTGTAATGGTACATACGGTGCGTAGATGTAACCTGTGTCTAACAATGACGTTCCTTTATGTCCTACTAACACTGTGTTAGCTGGGAAGTAAGGGTCACGGTAAACTTGGTAACGACCTGCTAATGTTCCAACTCTTTCAATACCCATGTTGTATTGGTCTTGCTCTGGAGACGCGTTAGATACGTGGAAGTACTCTAAATCATCAAAAATAGCCGAAATCTCAGAAGAAACTACAATCCAGTTAGCTCCACCTCTTAATGTAGATTTGTGGATTTGTGCTGACAATTGGTTAATTGCAGTAATTAATGTTTGATTCCAATCTTTTTGAGTATAAGATGTAGTTTGAGAAATTCTTCTCCATCCGTTGTAATCCCAACGTAAGTTCCATGCCGCACCTTTACGTAAATCTCTTAAGATTTCACGGTCGATTTCAGCAGCAACTTGTTCAGATAATAAAGCCGTTAATTCAGCTTCAGCATCGATGTTGTGGAATGCAGCAACGTCTTGAGCTAACTCAGGAGACCATTGTGCTCTTAATTTTCTTTCTGTAACAGATACAGTAACTGAATCTAAGTCGAAAGAAACCTCACCGATTTTATCTTCAAATTCTAATTGTTCGTAACGTCTGAACGCTGCGTAGAATGATGTTCCTGAAGACGCTTCAGTAATAGTAGTACCTGTGTAACCATCTAAAGATGTAGAATCACAATCAGCACATACTGGACAAGATAAATCAACTTCTAAGTAGATACATCCGTTAGCGTCACATACGGTTTTAAACGAACCACCGTTACCTGCAGGGTTATTACCTGATGCCGCTGGCCAATTAGTTTGAACTGTATTACCGTAAGAAACGATTCCTTTACCATATTGTTGAGTAACAACTCTGAACAATAATGCTCCTGTTGAAACTGTACATGGAGAACCTTCAGCAACTGTTAAACCAGCACCTGTAAAGATAACTAAATCAGATAAGAAAGATTCTGTATCCATTTCATTACCGTCAGGTCCGATTAATTTACCAGCTCCTGTATCAGCGAAACCACACATTTTAACAATAACTTTTCTTGTGTTACCTGAAGCAATTTCAATACCATTTGCTGGTGCACCATCATTAATAGTTGCATCAACTAATGACCCATTTGACCATGCTTGAATCAACGTACTTGCAGTGATTGCTGACCAACGACCTTTTGAATAATCGAATAAACCTGCTGGGTCTAAACCTGGTTCAGTTCCTTCGTAGAATAAGTCATAAAGGTTTTTAGCAACCGCTCCAGTTCCTGTGTAACCTGCATTTTGAGATGTTGGTCCGTTTGGTGCTCCTAGTGGTGCGTAGTGGTCTCCTGAAGATACATCACTCCATGGAGTGTTAGTACCACCTGAATACCCTTGAATTTTAGGTACAAAGAAGAATAATTTACCGATTGGTAAATTCATCGCTTGTACTGATACGATGTCATTCGCTAATAATTTAGAGAATACACGTCTTACGATAGGGAATACAACAGTTTCAAATGAACCTGAAGACCCGTCAGACGTTGCTTCGTTAATTAAGAAAGACGCTTGGTTCTCATATAACTGAGCTACGTTTTCTTTTAGGTGACCTTTAAGGCCTTCTAGGAATCCTAATTTATCCCATTTGTTGATAGTATCTTCTTTGATAACTTTAAGGTGTTTTAACCCGATGTTACCAACAAGACCTGATTCTAATAATGCTCCCATTTTTTTGGTTTTTATTAATTTTTTAGTTTATTTTATTTTAATTTTGACATTAAATCTTTCATTCTTAAGAACTGAGGATTTTCGTATGTTTTAGACTCAATCAAGTTAGCCGAAGAACCTGTTGATGGAGAACTTTGAATGGTTCTTTCCATTGATTCATTCATTGGTTGACTTGTCGTAGCCGAAAGGTCATCTTTTAATGTCTTATACAAGTTTTTAGATTCTTTAATAGTTTCAACACTATCAAAACGTCTTAAGATATTAATCTTCTCTTGTTTTGATGTCGAATGTTCTGTAAACAAACGTGTAGCATAAGCTAAGTTTGAATTAAACACTGCAACTTCGTTTAATTTATTTCTGAAAACGTTAAGTGCTTTTCTGTACTCTTCATTTTTTTCTCTAAGAACTTGTAATTCTTTGTTATCAACACTCTCTTTTTGGATTGCGGTATTAAATTTAGAGTGAGCTCTTGGTTTTGATAAACCACCCTTTCTAAAGTTAGAACCGTTTCCTAAAGTTCTTGATGCTTCTTTGGTTTCAACCTTTTTAACAGTTTTCATATCACCGTCAAGATTTTCACCGTCTTTGTATTCAAATTTCGCTTTACCAGTACCCATAGTTTTATTAACTGTTTTTTTCACAGTTTTGAAACCACCTTCTTGGTTAGGTTTGTTTGAGTATACTTTTTTCTTATTTGGATTTCCCATGCCAACACCCTTAGGTTTGATTGACATCTTTTTAGATTCCATAACAGGTTCTTCTTCCATATCCTCGTCTTCTTCTTCGTAAGATTCGTACATTTCTTCTTCTACTTCATCTTCTTCAGATAGACCCATATCTTCTTCACCTTCTTCTTCGTTGAATTCAATTTCATAAACAATTTCTTCACTGTCCATTCCTTCTTCTTCTCCGAACTCTAATTCATCTTTTTCAAAATCCATTTCTTCTAATTCGTCGTTATCTTTTTTAAATACTCTATCAATGATGCTATTGATGTCTTCGTCTTCATCGTCTTCCATACCAAAATCTGACATATCATCCATTTCAAACATTTCTTCAGAATCATCCATAAATTCTTCACCTTCACCAACAATCATATATTCTTTTTCAGAATCTTTAAGATTGATATTACCTGAATTATCTTTGGTAACCACGATATTATCTTCAGGTCCCATTAAACTAAATACACGTAAGATTTCATCTTCGTCGTCAACGTCGGTAAGGTCAATAGTTTCATCGTCATCCATAAAGTCATCCTCCATAGAATCTTCATCATCCATATCCATATCTAAATTATCAGTATCCATTTCCATTCCTTCGTCGTCAGACATATCGTCTTCCATTTCAGGCTCGTCCATTTCAACATCCGTTTCAATCTCGTCTTCTTGTTCAGTTAGAGATTCTTTTACTAGTTCTTTGATTTCTTCCTTCATAGTTGAAGCAAGTATTCCTTTTGCATTTTCCGCAACCGCTTCTTCCAAATTTTTCATTTGGATGATTGCTTCTTCCACTAAAGATTTTTCTTTCGCCATTTGTATGTTTTTAATTTACTATATAAATATCTCCCAATATCAAAAAAGTTTTAATTAAACTAATTTGATAATTGGTTTTTTATTTATTATAAATATTACCATTTTGATAAAAAACAAAAAAGGGGACAAATGTCCCCCTTTTATTATTATTGAAATGTAAAGATTTTATTCTATCACTTCATCTATTTTACTTTCAACAATTGCAGTTAGTCTCCAATCCTGTGTGTAGTTCTCAAAAACTTTCGTTACTTTGGCCTCAACATCAGTAGGGTTATAACCTTTTACTAATTTTTCTTCTCTTAATTTTTTAAGTTTTCCCGATTTTTCATCAATCATATCGGTTGTGATTTTTGCAATAAAATACTTTTCGTCCATGTTATAATTTTTTTTTAATATCCTAAATAATCGTTCAATTTTTTCATTAAGTCAAGTGATTTATTTCCACTTTCCCCAACTTGTCTTTCGACTTTCATTTTTTTCTCCTCTTCCAAGTTCTCCTCAAAGTTAAATCTATCTTCAGGATTTTGGAATAAATACGCTCCTGGTGTTGATGGTGAGGATACTAAGTCAAAACAGATTAATTCAAAATCTTCTTGGACCTCATTCTGTTCACCAACTTTTTTAAGGGAACCAACTCCTCTTGAAGAGATTCCTAACGTAACTCCTTGTCTTAGGTAATTAGCGGCTAAATCTCCTTTAGTTGATACAATACCTCTTTCGTGGAATCCTGGTGATGTAAGTAATTGTATCTTACCCATTAGTACAGGACCTTCCCACCATATTTCAGTTATTGCATGAGAAACTCTATCTAAATCAATTAATGACGATTCAGGGTGATTTAACTCTGAAAGAGCGGTGCCCTTTTCTATCATTTTTTTATAGTTTTCTGATTCTCTTTTTAAAATACGTTCAGGGTATATTCTACCATTTCTGTTTGGGGTATTATATTTCTGTAATACCGCATAAAATTCAAATGGTTTAGAGTGGTCTAACATATTACCTTTAGATTCTTTAATAACCTTAGCATTATGTGTATCTGTTGGTGATACGTAACCCGCATCGTATTCTATTAATATACCTTTACCTATTTCAGTTGGTTGTAAAATTCTTAAATTCATCTCAAATGTTTTATTATAAATATTAAACATTCTCTAATTGTAGCGTATCATCGTTTGTTTTGATTTTTTTAGTTAGATAAAAGTTGAAGTAATCGTTACCGATAAAGTTTTCGTAAAAAATTCTATTAGTAATATCTTTAAGTGAATCTTTAATTTCTTTTGATTTAAAGTCATGTCCTTCATGATTTAAAAAGAAATTAATCTCTAAGTTCATAAAAGATTTTTTACCTTGATTTAATCCGCTGGACCTTAAATCTAAATCTACTATAAATTTATCATCAAATAACTCTTTATCTAAGGATTCGTAGACCGAATGTTTTATGGCTCTGCTCATATTGAGAACTGTCCTTGTCCAATTTTCGCACTCTGTAGTTGGTTCTACCCATGTTTGGATGTTAAGATAGAGTGACTTTAAATTCATCGAATCAACTGTTCCATATACTACCTTGGCAGTGTTGAATCCGTGAATGTGTGAGGTTTTACCCTTTTTCATTAAATTTCATAATTTCTAAGTTTATTGTTTTAATAAAAATAGGTATATTTACTGCAATAGTCAAAATAAATATAAACTCACAAAAACATGTTAATCATAAAGGTAGAAAAAAATGTAACTCTTGAAAAAGCGTTAAAAATTTACAAAAGCAAAGTCATAAAGACAAGGCAAAGTAAGGAATTAAATGAACGAAAAGAATTCCAAAAAAAATCTGTTAAAAATAGGAATATGATTTCAAAAGCGAAATACGTTCAGAAAAAATATAAATCAAATAACGATTAAAGATTCTCATTCAAACTTTTAAGTTTGAAATAAGTTAACTTGTCGTATTTTTCTGAAATTACTTTATCAAGAGTTTCATCAATTCTTGTTTGAGTTGAGTTATCTTCATTATTATTTTTCATTTCAGTTAATTTAGTTACAACACTTTTTTTAACATCATCAAATTTTTGGTTTAAAGTAACGTCATCTTCAGATAAAAGTTTTGTTAATTCTTTTTTATCTGACTCAGTTAATGAATCAATAAAATTTGTGATTGTTTTATTTGCAACATTAACCATAGAAGTTAGCGATATTTGAACAGTATCTGCTTTCTTGATAGGTAATTTCTTAAGAGATTCTGAAATGTATTTTTTACTAGTTATTCTTGATTCGATTGTTAGGACATCTCTCGAGAATAAATTATCAATATTATTATACTGATTGTCAACCTTAGAATTTTTAATCCAAGACTTTAATGGTGTAATATCCGACTCTTGTATTTTATTAATGGTATTTTCATAAATGGTTATACATTCATTCACATATTCATTAACGATAGATTCCGATAATCCTTTATTAGAAGATAAATCATCATATAAATAAAAAAGTTTGCATATTTTTTTATTTTCTAAAACTAACTTTTTAAAGTTTTTGAATTCTTGTTTAAATGTGTTGTTTTTATATGATTCTAATAACACATCTTCTATCTTCGATTTAATTATTCCAAAATTTGTCATCTCTTTTTTATTTATAAATATCAGTCTTTTAGAAGTTTGTTTAACTCTTTTTCCATTTCACCTAAAGAATTTCTTGCTTTAGACAAATCAATAAATGAATCCGAATCTGTTAAGTTATCACTTTCTAATAAAATTGTTAAGTTATCACGTTTATATGATTCAGGTGTTATCTCCGCTTCACCTCCTGGTTCAGGTCCTGGTGGTGGTGGTATTGGAGCCCCTCCACCCATATCTTCAGGTGCTCCTAATCCTCCACCACTTGATTCACCTCCTGGAGGTGGTGGGGTTGCTCCCACAGTTTGAGTTGCGCCTGATTTAACACCATATAGTTTATCAATATTGTCAAATACACCTGTATGACTGATAATAGTCGCCGTGTTAGTTAATTCAGCACCAACCGCTTTTTCAATACGTTGTTGTTGTAAATCTAATTTAATTTCTTCATCAGAGAATCCTAATACGTGTTTCTTAGCCCAAGTTACAGAAACTGGTGCAATACCTTCGATTGCCGTTACTGCATCTTTATATAATAAAACTTTTTCTTTCCAAACATCAATTTTTAATAAATCGGCCTGTGTTGATGGGTTAGTTAAACCTAATGTAAAGTTTGACAATTCATCTTCAAACCCTAATAAGAATAAATGGATGATAGCTATTTTATTCATTTCCGCAATCATAGATTTTTGAATTCTATTAATTGTTCTTGCGAAACGGATATCTTGTAATGATAAATTCTTACCATCACCAACAACTTCCTCAAACCCTAAAAACGCTTTAGGAACTCTAAGGGCGGTTAATAATTTCTTTTGGATGTATTCAATATC